AACACTGGCTATTACGTCGATCCTTCAAATGCTTCAAATTTGGTAGGTCAAGTTCAGATTAACGGCGGCACTGCTATGACGGGTGGGTGGAATAGGTCGCTATACCTTGCAGCTACTTTTCCTGTTATTGTTTTTAATTCAAATAATACCAAATACTCTGCAATTGGTGTTGATTATAGTGCAGCAGCTGCAGGTATGTACTTTTGGGTAAACGGCAGCAGTGCAGACATTTCTGGCACAGGTACATTAGCTTTAAGTATTAACACTGGAAACTTTGTCACTGCAGTTGGGTCATTCCGTGCACCAATCTTCTATGACAGCGACAACACTACGTATTTTATCGATGGAAATAATGTCAGCAGTTTATTTGGCGTGGCCATTCGTGGAGATGCTAATAATATCGGAACTGGTAATCAACTAACTCTTTGGGATGGTGGCGGTACAACAACATCCGCAATCGGTTTTAAGGCAAATGGCGGGGTTTTTACTAACCCAACGGGAGCTGGCGATGGTTATAACACCTACTTAACCATGGATAGCGCTGGTCGTGGCTGGGTTTTTCGGCGCGGAACTGGCGGTACTGACTTTACAGCAGCATATACATCTGGTTGGATTTTGAATAATGGTATTTGGCAAGCAAATGCAAGTATGCGTTCTCCTATTTTCTATGACAGCGACAACACTGCTTACTATTTGGATGCTGCTAACGCAGGCAGTTATGATGCATTGAAGTTAAATGGCGGGATTCAATTCGCTATCGCTAATCCATATTTGCAATCATCAAGCTACTTTGTAATTCCTGGTGGTGCATACTTTAACTCTGGAACAGTTTACGCAGAAGCAAATATTAAAGCTAGAGGTGGTGTTGGTAATGATACCGCAGCTGCATTAACTCTTACGGGTGGTACTGGTGGATATACGCAAATTAATGGATCTGCAAGATCTCCTATCTTCTACGATAGCGATAACACAGGATATCTTATAGATGGAACTGGAAGTTCTTTCCTCAATGCTCTTGGTCTTAACGGTAATCTAGATGTATATGGTCAAACATATATTAGAAGTCATCTTAATATTCTAAACACTGCTGGTAATGGTTGGAACACAGTAATAGATAGAAATGGCGGTGATACTTGGATCGTTTATGGCGGTAACAGTGTTCGCGCCCCAATCTTCTATGACAGCAATAATACAGCATATTATCTAGATGCAGCCAGCACAGGAACATCATTAATTCTTGGTGGGTTACTAGTAGGCGGTTCATCTGCTGCAACGGATGTTAATGCTGATGGTGATAATGGATCGTTCTCTGCTCGTGGAAATTCTAGCACAGTTGCAATGATGTCTTTCCATCGCACTGGCGCATATGCTATGAATATGGGTCTTGGTACAGATAACGTATTCCGCATCGGCGGATGGTCTGCGTCTGACAATGCCTTCCAGATGGATGGCTCTGGCAACCTCACAATGCTCAACAATGTCACGGCTTATTCTGACGCTAGACTGAAAAAAGATATTGTTAAGATTGAAAATGCTTTAGATAAGGTACAACAAATAAATGGCTATACATATACTAGAACTGACACAGGTTCTAGACAAACTGGTGTTATTGCACAGGAAGTGATGAAAGTACTGCCAGAAGTTGTGATGGGTAGCGAGGAAACAAACTACAGCGTTGCATACGGTAATATGGTTGGTCTTTTAATAGAAGCAATTAAAGAGCAACAAGAGCATATAAATAGATTAGAAGTAAAAATTAACTTATTGCAACAAGGAAATTGAAATGGAACTGACCTATACTTGGAAATTAACAAAATTAAAAAAGACAGATGATCCGTCTGTAGAACTTAATGACATCGTTGTTCAAACATATTGGGAGTGCATAGGAACTGATGAGTTTGGAAATATTGGTGTTTTTAATGGAGCGACTCCATTTGAACCAGATAAGATCGATGCTGAAAACTTTACAACATACGAAAATCTAACTGAAGCTCAAATTCTTGGTTGGATTCAAGATGTTGTAGAAAACAATCCTGGATATAAAGCACATATCGATGGGCAAATTAAGAAGCAAATCGATGCTATTATCAAGCCAGTTGTTGAAATTGATGGGGGTGACTTCCCGTGGTTACAAACTGAATAATTATTGGAGAATATAATGTCAACAAATAATGAACTAGACTCAAAATTGATTGAAAACCAACAACAACCAGAAGTGTCGCTTCGCGTAACGGTTCAAGAACTGAACGTAGTGATGGCTTCGCTACAAGAAATTCCACATCGTATAGCAGATCCAATTCTGCGTAAATTGTTGCAACAAGCGCAAGAGCAACTAAAGTAACGATAAATGCCACTACAAACGTCAGGTACAATTACTCTTGCTCAAATTCAAACTGAATTCGGTGGTTCTAATCCGATCGGTTTGAGTGAGTATTATCGTGGTGGCGGATTGGTGCCAAATACTACTGCCAACGCTAGTATTCCCACATCAGGAATTATTAGACTTTCAAATTTTTATGGTGGTAGTAATGTCGTGTTTTCAGTTGTAATAACTGGAACAGAGAATACTCTAACTCAAACCACCAGTTCTTCTGATTTGAGTATTCGTGGTTTTACTTTAAGAACTGATGGGTATACCTATGATTATGCTAATTCTTCGGAATCAGTCACCTTTGCAAACTGGGGTTCTCCTGTAGGAAGCACTGGCGCGGGAAATAATTATTGGGCAAGGGTTACTGCAACAACAACTGATCCTACTCCTGGATTAACTCTTCAAGGAAGTGCACGTAATACTTGGTTACAATTAAATACTGCTAGATCGTTTGGATATAGAAAAACTACAACTGGAACGACTGGAACTAACGAAGTAGAATTTCAAGTAGAAATAGCAACAGATGCTGCTGGATCAAACGTAGTTGGAACAGTACTTTGGACTGTAAGAAGAACATATGTTTAATAGGATAACAAATGGCAACTACTCCTGTGACTCGTACTTACACAACGGGTACGGCTGCAACTGAAACTGCCCCTTCTGGCGCAACAAACGTTATCATCGCGGTCTGGGGTGGCGGTGGTGGTGGCGATAACAGGCTTGTCAATGATGCTGGTGATGGCGGACGTGGCGAAGTATCTTTCTATTACACATAAATAAATAACTAACAACCGAGATATATTATGAAAGATGATAATTTTGTAAAAACCGTCATACAAAATGGCGGTGTGCTTAGACCCATTGTGATACCAAATAATGTGACAAAGGGAACAGGATTATTCAATCCTTCCATATACTATGATGAAAAGAACGATCAGCTTCTTTTGAATCTACGACATTGCCAGTACACTTTCTATCATTCTGAGAAAAAAATGTTCGAACACGAGTTCGGACCGCTTTTGTATCTAAACCCAGAAAACGATATAACGCTAACAACAACTAACTATCTGTGCTATCTGAATGAAGATCTGTCTCTTCAGAAATTCAGTAAAATCGACACTTCAAAGTTTGATGTTACTCCGATTTGGGAGTTCGTTGGTCTTGAAGATGTTCGACTATTTCGTTGGGACGATAAACTATACGGCTGTGGTGTACGAAGAGACACAACACCGAATGGCGTTGGTAGAATGGAACTGTCTGAGATAAAGACAGACTTCATGGGTAATGCATCAGAGGCTTCTAGATGGCGAATCCCAGCACCAGGCGAAGATGATACTTATTGTGAAAAGAATTGGATGCCAATTTTAGATCAACCATATCATTATGTTAAGTGGAGTAATCCGACAGAGATCGTAAAGGTTGATCCAGTCAAAAAAACTTGTATCACTACCTACACAGGCAAGCATGATCCAACTGCTGGCTACTATAGAGGTGGTTCACAGGTACTAAATATAGACGGATACTACGTTGCTCTTACTCACACTGTAAGATTATTCAAGAGCGAGGCGGGTAAAAAGGATGCCATATACAGACATGCTTTTGTGGTCTGGGATAAAGACTGGAATGTTATCAAGTATACTGATGAGTTTTCTTTCATGGGTGCTGATGTTGAATTCAGCTGCGGTATGGCTGAATACAAAGGCAATATCTTAATATCCTTTGGTTTCCAGGACAACGCAGCATATGTTTTATCAGTACCTAAACAATTTTTGAGTGATTTTATTAATGGATAATCTGCAACGGATTCTTGAAGAATATATTTTCGATAAAGAAAACCCACAAAAAAACTATAATCTGGCTGTCGAATACGAGTCTATCGGTCAGACAGCTTCTGCCATATCTTTCTTTTTAAGAGCAGCCGAAAGAACACGAGATAAAGTTCTGAGTTATGAGTGTCTGCTGAAGATCGGTTTGTGCTTCGAGCGTCAGGGTAACAGAAACAATAGTGCACTTGGATCTTTCAAGCAAGCGTTGATGCTTCTACCCAATAGACCAGAAGCATACTTCTTGGTGGCACGTAACTATCAAAGAAATAATCTGCATGTTGATGCCTATACCAACAGCGTTTTCGGTTTAATGCAAGCCGATATTAAAGCCAAACCACTGTCTGGATATGTTGAGTATCCTGGCGAGTACGCCCTTCTGTTCCAGAAAGCAGTATCTGCTTGGTGGTGGGGAAGAGAAAACGAATCAAGAATTCTGTTCAGAGAGATAGCAGATAATTATTATGATGTTCTGGACGAGTCGCACTTCACTGCTGTCAAGAATAACCTACATAACCTGGGTATTGGTCCAGAGTGGGTGACCCACAAGCACTACGAAACATGGAAGCATAATCGTCTACGATTCAAGTTTAACGGATCCGAAAAGATGAAATACAGCCACGGACAGGCATATCAAGATCTGTTCGTGCTGTCAATGCTTAATGGTAAGACAAACGGCACATACTTAGAGGTTGGTAGTGCTGGTCCTTACTACGGAAACAACACAGCCCTTCTGGAAGAAACCTATGGCTGGTCTGGCGTTGGTATTGACTTTGATGATAACTTCGTCAAAGAGTATACAGCTGCCAGAAAGAATCCCGTCTTGAATCAGAACGCACTTACAGTTGACTATTCGAAAGTTCTTGGTGAGCTTGCTGCCGATGGTGTCGTTGATTACCTACAGTTGGACTGTGAACCATCGTCTATTACCTACGAGATCATGACCAAGATTCCATTTGATCAGTTCAAGTTCCGTGTCATTACCTATGAACATGATCATTACTTGGATATGACCAAATCATATCGTAAGAAATCACGCGACTATCTATCTGCGCTTGGTTACGTTCTGGTTGTACCAGATGTGTCAACTGATGGTCATTCTTCATTCGAAGACTGGTGGGTTCATAAAGATTTAGTCGAACCTGGTGTGATCGAGAAAATGCAGATCAAGGTCGGCAATATTACTGACGTTGAAAAATATATGTTCCCAGCAGTGCCATACATGGCAGATTTTGATTGGGGAGAAATCGCTGAGAATGAGTGGTTCCACGGTGTTGTTTACAACGAAATATTTGTAGATAACGTATACGAAAGATTTGTTTCTGTGGACGAAGGTGATGTGGTCGTTGATGTTGGAACAAGTGTCGGACCGTTCATCAAAAAGATACTTGATAAGAAACCAGCAATAATTCATGGGTTTGAGCCAAATAAATCTCTATGTGAAACCGCTGTTAAAAATGTTGGTGGTGATAATGTCAAGATTCACAATTTTGGTATTGCACCTAAAAATGCAACAACTCTTGGCGGTATGTTCGATAAAGATGTTATCAATATTCAAGATGTTCCAAAGGAAGTTAACTGCATAACATTTTCACAATTCATCAAAGACAACAACATCGAAAAGATCGACTTCCTAAAGACTGACTGCGAAGGCGGTGAGTATGATATATTCAATGACGAGAACTTTGATTGGATCATAAAAAATGTCAAAAAGATATCTGGCGAATTCCATCTTTGCAGCCCAGAGCAAAAAGCTCAGTTCAGAAAATTCAGAGACACTTATCTCAGACACTTTAGAAAATACAAAGTAGAATCAATTGATTATGTTGATATTCAATGGGATATGTGGAACGACAGCTTTATCGAGTTCTACTATGCGATCAATATCCATATCGACAATACGGAGCCTGTAGAGTTTGAGCACTGGAGAGCTACTGACTTCCCGACTATGGAAATCACAACTAACATCGCAGCCAAAGGTTGCGTAGTTGACTGCACCTTCTGCCCACAGAGAACCCTTGAGAAGGCATACAAAGGAACTCGTATTCTATCTCTCGATGATTTCAAAATGGCTATAGACAAGTTGCCTAAAGAAGTCCGTGTGACATTTGCTGGATTCACTGAACCCTGGTTGAACAAGCACTGTACGGACATGGTTGAGTATGCCCACGAAAAGGGACACCCAATATCAGTGTTTACCACTGCGGTTGGTATGACAGTTGACGATGTGCATAGGCTGAAGAAAATTCCATACGCTGGTAATCCAAACGGTGGATTCGTTCTCCACCTACCTGATCAAGAGCGTATCGCCAAACACCCGCTGAACAAGAACTTCATAGCAGTCATGGAAGCCTTCCACGAAGTCCAGCACGAGATTCAGAACTTCACCACCATGTGTATGAGTGATACTGTTCACGAGAAGGTCAGACACCTGTTCCCAACGTCCTATGTCCCTCAGTTCTGGGATAGGGCTGGTAACTTGTCTGGTGAAGGTTCCTTGAAGCCAGAGCTTGATAAGCTACGAGATAAATACCTTTCGGTACACTATAGTGATACACCAAAGACCTGTGGCTGCGTGGAAGATCTATACCACAATGTCATGCTACCAAACGGTGATGTATCCTTGTGTTGTATGGATTATGGGCTAGAGAACATTATTGGGAACCTGTTTGAACAGGAATACAATGATGTTGTTCCAAAAAGGCATACCTGTTTCGAGATGTGTAAGACTTGTGAGAATGGTGTAGACCCACCAGGATTTAAGGGTATCCCAATCACAATAGTGCAGTAAGCTAAATACTGCATATTACGGGAGATTTACATGTTACCATCATCGAGAAACGAACTAAAAGAATACTGTCTGAGAAAACTTGGTAAACCAGTCATTGAAATCAACGTAGACGATGATCAGGTTGAAGACCGCATTGACGAAGCCTTGCAGTACTATTGGGATTATCACTTTGATGGTACTGAGATGATCTATTACAAGCATCAGCTCACCGAAGAAGATAAGGTCAACAAGTACATTATTCTCCCAGAGAATATTATCGGTGCTGTCGAGGTTTTCCCAATAGGTGACCCGACAGTCCGATCAGACGATCTGTTCAACATCCGTTATCAGATCGCCCTGAACGACCTGTACACCCTAACCAGCGTTTCGATGGTTCCATATTACATGGTTATGGAACACCTGGCTTTGATTACTCAGCTTCTTGTTGGTCAGAAGCCAATTCGATATAACCGTCACCGCAATCGCTGTCACATCGACATGGATTGGGATACCGTCAATATTGGCGAGTATCTATTGATTCGCGGTTACGAGGTTGTGGATCCTGAGCAGTTCACTGATGTTTATAAAGATCAGTGGCTGACCAGATATATCACCGCGCTTGTTAAGCAGCAGTGGGGTCAGAACCTAACCAAGTTCACTGGTATGCAGTTGCCAGGTGGTGTGACGTTTAACGGAAAGCAAATCTACGATGATGCTACTGCTGATATCGAGCGTATGCGTCTGGAAATAATTAATACCTACAGCTTACCAGTTCTTGACATGGTTGGATAATAAATGGCGACTTCCGTCTACTTTAACAACTTTCAGTCTAGTCAAGAACAGCTACTGATTGAAAATCTGATTATTGAGTCTATAAAAATTTATGGGCATGATGTGTATTACATGCCAAGGATCCTGGATAATAAAGATCCTATCTACGGTGAAGCAACTTCATCGTCTTACGAGAACGCTTTCTTTGTTGACATGTATATCAAGAACGTCCAGGGCTTCAAAGGACAAGGCGATTTCATGTCCAAGTTTGGTCTACAGATCCGCGATGAAATCACATTCACAATCGCTCGTAGAACGTTCTCAGAAGAAGTCGGAATGTATGATGATTTGGTTCGCCCCCGTGAAGGCGACCTAATTTATTTACCACTCAACAAAAAGATATTTGTTGTTAAGTTCGTTGAACATGAAGCGATTTTCTATCAAATGGGTGCATTGCAAACCTATGATTTAGAATGTGAATTGTTCGAATACTCTGGCGAAACTTTCAATACTGGCATTCCAGAAATCGACAGCTTGATGGATGGTTACAATCCAAACATGACAAGCGAAGAAATGATGATGGAAGATGGGTTGGTCTTTATTGACGAAGACGGATTTCCGATTATCAATGAGGCATATGCTTTGGATCCGAACACATCTGATAACACAGATTTTGAACTTGAAGCCAATACCGTTATTGACTGGACGGAACTGGATCCATTCAGTGAGGGTAGATACTAATGTTTAATACCACCTATTACCACGATACCCTACGAAAATATGTTATCTACTTCGGAACATTGTTCAACGATATCTATGTTAATCGTGAAGTCGATGGCGAAGTAACACAGACTCTTAAAGTCCCATTATCATATGGACCAAAAGAACCAATGCTGGCTCGTCTTGAGTCTGATCCAAACCTTAACAAACCAACCGCTATCGTGCTGCCCCGCATGTCATTTGAAATGACAAGTTTCAAGTATGATAGATCTCGCCACCTTTCTACAGTCGGTAAGCGTGGTAAGACAGCCACAGCCAACGAAAGCTTGAAGTATATCTACAATCCAGTACCATACAACATTGATTTCCAGCTATACATTATGGTCAAGAGTGCCCAGGATGGTACGAGAATTGTTGAGCAGATCCTTCCATACTTCACACCAGAGTGGACGGCGACTCTTAACCTCATCCCAGAAATGGCTATAACCCATGACGTTCCTGTTGTCATGACCGATATATCCATGCAAGATACCTATGACGTGAAATTCACACAGCGCAGAGCAATTATCTGGACGCTGAAGTTTACCATGAAGGGTTACTTGTACGGTCCAGCAAAAGAAAGCAAGATAATCAATACTGCAAAAATGAATCTGTATGCCCCATACAAGATCGAAATACCTCAATCGATTCTTGAAGGTGATCCAGATGAAACATTGACAATCTATCCAGGGCTTACCGCAAATGGTGAGCCAACATCTAACTCATCAATATCTGTTCCAATAAGTGAAATAAATGCTGATGATAACTATGGTTTTATTACTGAGTACGAATCTCTTACCCTATGATTAACGATCCAATTGCAAACAGCATGAATATGGCTCCGCTTGTGGTTGAGCCAAAAGAAGAAGTTCCTAAACCGATAGTGCCTTCTCAAATCAGCGATGATTTTGAAGAGGCTCGTAGAAACCTTCACAGCATTATTTCTCAGGGCGGTGAATCCCTTGAGGATTTGATAGAGCTTGCTAAACAGAGCCAGAACCCACGAGCCTATGAAGTTGTATCTACCATGATTAACTCCCTGGTTGTGGCAAACGAAAAGCTTCTTGATATACAGAAGAAAAAGAAAGACCTTGAGGTTGAAAAAGGTGGTCCGAAGACAATCAATAACACATTGGTTGTAACGACTGCCGAACTACAGAAGATGCTAAAGCAGAATGACCAGTCCCAATGAACACTATCTTGGTAACAAGAACCTAAAACGAATCGGTATACCTGTCGAGTTTACTTCCGATCAGGTTAAAGAATATGTGAAGTGCTCGAAAGACGCTTCGTATTTTATTAAAACATATATGAAGATCGTTCATATTGACCGTGGTCTTGTGGATTTCATGCCCTATGCATACCAAGAACGCATCATTGACGCATCAGTGAACAATCGATTTGTCATTTGTAAGCTGCCCCGACAGGCTGGTAAGACAACCACCATCACTGGTATCATACTCTGGTATATCCTGTTCAACGAAAACTACTCGGTGGCTATCCTGGCTAACAAATTAGCCCAGGCTCGTGAGATCCTTTCCCGTATACAGCTGGCATACGAGCACCTACCACGCTGGCTCCAGCAGGGTATCGTGGAGTGGAATAAGGGTAGCATGGAACTAGAGAACGGTTCGAGTATCATTGCTTCGGCTACATCAAGCTCGGCTATCCGTGGTACGTCCCAGAACCTTATTTACCTAGACGAATTCGCTTTCGTCCAGAACAACATGCAAGAGCAATTCTTCAGCTCGGTTGTTCCTACCATTTCATCTGGTAACACATCCAAGATCCTGATCACTTCAACGCCAAATGGTTTGAATATGTTCTACAAGATCTGGGCAGAAAGTGAAGAGGGTAGAAACTCCTATCAGCGTATCGAAGTTAACTGGTGGGATACCCCAGGTCGTGATGATAAGTGGAAGGAAGAAATGATCCGCAACACCAGCGAGGCGCAGTTCCGTGTCGAGTTTGGTTGCGAGTTCCTTGGCTCGTCCAATACCCTGATTTCGGGTGAAACCCTACGCCGTCTGGTATTCAAGACTCCTGTCAAGGAGAAGCCAAACCTGAAGGTCTATGAGGAACCCAGAAAGGGGAATATCTATGCTGCCGTGGTGGACACTTCCGAAGGCTTGGGTATGGATTACACAGTTATAAATATAATGGATGTAACCACCATCCCGTATCGCCAGGTATGTGTCTACAGAACCAACGAGATCGAGCCTGTTTTGATACCAAACATTATTGTTGAGCTTTGTAAGATGTACAACGAAGCCTTCGTATTGATCGAAACAAACAGTACAGGTAAGCAAGTGGCTGATATCCTGAACATGGACCACGAGTACACAAATATCATCTACACAACATCCAAGTCCACAGAAGCTGTCCAGATCAATGGTGGCTTTGGTGGTCGAAGCAACATCGGTGTCCGAACAACCAAGCTGGTCAAGAAGCTGGGTTGCAGCAATCTGAAGTCATTGGTCGAGAACGACAAATTAATTATCAATGATTACAACACCATATACGAGCTTTCGAGATTCTCCTGGAATGGGGTGTCCTTTGAAGCCGAAGATGGTAATGATGATATCTCAATGACCTGTGTTCTGTTTGCCTGGATGATCGATCAGCCTTATATCAGAGAGCTGACCAACAACAGTTTTGTTAAATCTTTGAGTAGTGATAATGAGAATTTGATCGACCAGGAGCTTCTACCGATAGGGTTTATAGAAGATGGTATGACTGACAATAGTGAAATAGTAAACTTCTGATAATTATAAATATAAACGATAGTTACAATACAACAACAACCTATTTTTAGGAGAACCATATGGCATTTCAAGTTAGCCCAGGTGTAAGAGTAAGTGAAATTGATCTTACCACCGTTGTCCCAGGCGTTTCTACCAACATTGGTGGCTTCGCTGGCGTTTTTAGATGGGGTCCAATTGACCAGCTCGTTTTGGCTGCTTCCGAAATTGATCTAGTAAATCGCTTCGGTAAACCAACCAATTTCAATGCTGAAACATTCTTCTCGGCTGCAAACTTCCTATCCTATGGTGGTGCTCTGTTCATCAACCGTGCAGCAAATACTTCTGACGTTTCTGGTGTTACTGGTGTTCTTACTGCGGTTGCCAACGTTGGCGCACTGTCAGAAGCAAATACAACCTTCATTATCAAGAACGAAGATCACTACAATACAAAAACAACGTTTGATACCAATGCTAAGTATCTGGCTAAGTACCCAGGTAAGCTCGGTGACTCACTGAAGATCTCGGTTTGCGACAGCGCAAATACCTATGAGTCAGTCGTTAACATTAAAACTGATGTTGGTGTAAACGTTGCTGCAACAAAAATTCAATTTGTTATCGGTTCCAACACAGCAACTATTACTGTTGCTAACGCTGCAACATACAGCGCAACAAAAACTATTGAAGTTGCTAACAGTGTCTTCAATAAGATTACTGTCGGTGACTATATTGCTGCTGGTAATACCACTATCGGCAAGCAGTATTTAAAAGTTACTGGAACTACGCTGACTGAAGGTTACATTGAAATAGCACAAACATTCTCTTCGAATTCTACTGGTGTTAATGGCACTACTGAAGAAATTACAATTTCTGGAACAACCACAGGTTTTGCTGTAGATATGCCTGTTCTTTACACAACCCCAGCTGGAAATACTGTTGTTGGTGGTCTGACTAGTAACACAACCTACTACATCAAAACACTGACTACAAACTCAACCGCAACAGCCATAACCCTGTCTTCAACGGTTGGCGGTTCAACTATAAATCTTACGCCTAAAGCAGAAAACGAAACACACAACCTGGTAAGAGTTGGTAGCGGTAATTCGACAGTTACAATTAACTTTGCTTCGAAGTACAACCTTGCTCAGAATGCCGAAGACACACAGTTCACCCGTAACTGGGAGTTCTTTAATGTCATTGATCGTGCACCAGGCAAAACTTTTGCTGGTGACCAGGCTGGTATCTCTGCAAATGACGCACTCCACGTTGTTGTGGTTGATGAAAATGGTGATATCACTGGTGTCAAGAACAATGTTCTGGAAGTATTTCCAGAATTGTCTCGTGGTACAGATGCCAAGACCGAAGATGGTGCAACTGCATACTACAAAGATGTGATCAACGATCAGTCTGCGTATGTCTGGTGGGCTAATGATCGTGCTAGTGCTGCATCGGGTCTTCTGTCTGCCCTGTCAAGCTCTACCAACAGCAAGCCACTAACTCTTTCGTTTGCTGGTGGTTCTGATGGTGCTGACGAATCGACTCTTTCTGTTGGTATTGTCTCTCTGGCATATGACAAGTTCGCATCGCCAGAAGACGTTGACGTTTCCTTCCTGTTGACTGGTAAGGCTCGTGGTGGTTCGCATGGTGAACAGCTTCCAAATTACATCATCGACAATGTTGCTGATGTTCGTAAGGACTGCATCGTGTTTGTTTCCCCAGATCGTGCTGACGTTGTTAACAACATCGGCTTGGAAGCTGCTGATATCGTTGAATTCCGCAACGCTCTGACAGCATCGTCATATGGCTTCCTGGATTCAGGCTACAAGTATCAGTACGACAAGTACAATGACGTATACCGCTATATCCCACTGAACGGTGATATCGCTGGTCTGGCTGTTCGCTCGGACAATGAGCGCGATCCTTGGTACTCACCAGCTGGCTTCAGCCGTGGTGTGATCAAGAATATCGTCAAGCTGGCTTACAATCCTAAGCAAGCAGATCGTGACACCCTGTACAAGTCGGATGTTAACCCTGTTGTTGCATTCCCAGGACAAGGTATCATCTTGTTTGGTGACAAGACTCTTCTGGGTCGCCCAAGCGCATTTGATCGCATCAATGTTCGCCGTCTGTTCATCGTTCTGGAAAAAGCAATCGCAGTCGCTGCTCGTTCTTACCTGTTCGAATTCAATGACGAGTTCACCCGTGCGCAGTTCAAAGGTCTGGTTGATCCATTCCTTGCTGACATTCAGGGTCGCCGTGGTATTACTGACTACCGTGTGGTCTGTGATAGCACCAATAATACTGCCGAAGTCATTGATAGAAATGAGTTTGTTGGCGATATTTACATCAAACCAGCCAAGAGCATCAACTACATTCAGCTCAACTTTGTTGCCGTGAGATCTGGCGTTGAATTCAACGAAATCGTTGGACGATTCTAATAAACGGTATAAATAAAGAAGCTAAGGAGAAAATAAATGGCTAATCCAGATTTTGATGTAAACGTTCTTAGAAGCCGTCTGGTTACGGGTGGTGCACGTCCCACCCTGTTCCAAGTGCAAGTTCTAAGCCCACCAGGTGTTACCCTACCATTGTCTTCAACACCATTCTTCGTTGAAGCAACTAGCATCCCAGAATCAACCCTGGGTGTTATTGGTCAAGCATACATGGGTCGCCAGATCCGTCTTGCTGGTGACCGTAAGTTTGGTGACTGGGGCGTTACTGTTGTCAACGATGAAGACTTCACCCTGCGTAATGCATTCGAAGCATGGTCATCGAACATCAACACAATGCACGGAAACCTTCGTACCGAAAACACACGCCGTGTTCTTGAGTACAAAGCTGATGCTATCGTTTCGCAGTTCGCCAAGACTGGTGAGTTGCTAAGACGTTACCGCTTCAATGGTATTTTCCCAGCTGGTGTTGGCAACATCTCGCTGTCCTGGGGTGCTGTTGATCAAATTGAAAAGTTTGCCGTTACATTTGCCTACGATTACTGGGTACTTGAACAGGAAGGCACAAGCATCAATGACGGCGTATTGAGTTAATCTAAAGGAATAATTAGTTATGGCTGAATTGTTTGGCTTCCAAATTAAACGCAAGCGTGAAGATATGCCGTTACCAGCGGTTACCAGAATGGATCCAGATGATGGATCGCTTGAGGTAGCTGCTGGTGGGATGTACGGTACTGTCGTTGATCTAGACGGTACCGTGCGTTCTGAGGCAGAACTTATTGACAAATACCGTCAAATGTCAGAGCACCCAGAAGTGGATAGTGCTATTGACGATATCACCAACGAAGCAATCACTGTCGATCAACAAAAAGATAAAGTGTCTGTGGACCTCACAGAACTGATGATGGACGATAAGATTAAAGATGCTATCGTTATTGAATTCAACAATATACTTCAACTATTAGAATTCAATACCTATGCGTATGATATCTTTAGAAGATTTTATATTGATGGTCGCCTCTACTATGAGGCAGTGATTGATCCTAAGATGCCAGATGCTGGTATCCAGGAGCTTCGTTATATCGATCCTCGTAAAATCCGTAAGGTGAAAGAGGTGAAGCGTAAGCGTGAACAGCGTACTGGTGTTCTTATGCCAGAAATCGCATCAGAATATTACGTCTATAACGAAAAGGGTTTTACCAAAGCCCTACAGAATAACTCAGGTAACTATGCACAGCAGTCTGGCATTAAAATCGCCAAAGACGCAGTAGTGCATATTATCTCTGGTATGATGAGTGCGAAGGGTGATATGGTTCTGTCACACCTACACAAAGCTATCAAACCACTTAACCAGCTGCGTACAATGGAAGACTCGCTGGTTATCTACCGAATTTCTCGTGCCCCTGAACGCCGTGTCTTCTATATTGACGTTGGCAACCTACCAAAAATGAAAGCGGAACAATACGTCAAGGATATCATGACTCGATTCAAGAATCGAATCGTCTATGATTCCGCGACAGGTGATATCCGTGATGATCGCAAGTTCATGACCATGCTTGAAGACTTCTGGTTACCTCGCCGTGAAGGTGGTAAAGGTACAGAAATTTCAGTTCTTCCTGGTGGTCAGAACCTGGGTCAGATGGACGATGTTACCTACTTCCAACAAAAGCTGTATCGTTCACTGAACGTGCCTGTTACCCGCATGGAAACATCGGCAATCTATGGTACGGGTCGTGCAACCGAAGTCAGCCGTGACGAAGTTAAGTTCTCTAAATTCATTGACCGTCTCCATGTTCGTTTCGCTATGCTTTTCTCGAAGATACTTGAGCGTCAACTGATCCTGAAGAAAGTAATCACACCAGATGATTGGTACTTGATTTCTGACAAGATTCAGTTTGTGTTTGCTAAAGATAACTTCTTCCAGGAGCTTAAAAACTCTGAGATTTTGACTGGTCGTTTGAACCTACTGAATGCTCTTTCGAGTGGTTCTATTGGTAAATACTACTCACATGATTGGGTCAGAAGAAATGTTCTGATGCAGACCGATGAAGATGTCAAAATGATCGATCAGCAAATCTTGGTTGAGCTTCAGAACCCGATTTACAACCCACCCCCACCACCACCAGAAAACGTTCCTGGTGGGTCACAGAAATAAAAGTTATAAATAATTGGAGAACATTATGTCAGAATCTATTGAAATTGTAAGAAGTGCTATGAATGACGATGCTGTTGATGTCGCTGCTACCATTGATGCTCTGTTGAAAGACAGAATCCTTGATAGGCTGGCTGATAAACAGCAAGAAATTATGCATAGTCTTTATAACGAACCAGAAGAAGCGGAAGAGATCATTGATATTCCAGACCTTGATGATGAAGATCTTTCTCTTAATGCAGAAGATTAATAGGTAAAAAGGAAACACAATGAAATCAAAATCAGAGTTCGATGCAAAAAGATACGTCCAGCTATTCATGGCTGGCTACGTGCCAAGATCTAAGGACGAAAAGAAGTTCGTAGACAAGCACGTTGCTCAGCTTCACCAGGACGTTAACGGCAATAAAGACGATATCTTCAAAGCCACAAATATTCCACCCCACAAGCGTCTGCCATATCATGGTTATGAGAAAGGTGCTGACGAAAGAATGTATGAAGATGTCGAGCAGATCGATGAGTGGAGCAAAGATAAGCTAACTTCGTATATCATTAGTGCCGCATATGATCTAAGAAGAAGAGGTTTCGAAGATGGTATGCAAGCACACAAGGATTTAGAACCAAATAATGATGATTTTCAACGTAGGAACAAGAAGCGCAGTAAGAGACAAATTGGAATAGGACGCGCTGCTCTGAAGTTGGCTTACAGAAAACTACCTGAAGATGTTGAGCAGATTGATGAAGCATCTCTTGTTGCTGGAACAAAGTTAATATCAAAGCACGAAGGTGCTGATGGTCACCATGCAGAAGTTCGCTACAGCAAAGAATGGGACGATTATCAAGTGCATCATTATCTGAACGGTAAACACTTGGGTGAAGGTCCAGTGTCTTATCACTATGAGGATAAAAAAGACGCTGAAAATGTAGCAAGATACACCACATCAATAAGAAATCACGATTACACTGATGGTAATAGCCCAACCAAAAGAACTTATGGTAAAGATCCAGTGCAAGAAGCTATTGAAGCACTTGAAGAAGAAATGTCAGATGCACAAATGGCAAAGCGTGAGCGCATTGTCAAGTCTATGAAGAAGAAAGCTGGTACATTCAAAAAGCGTTATGGTGAAAAAGCCGAAGACGTTATGTATGCAACCGCCACTAAAATGGCTATGGAAGATCTGGATTATGTCAATCTTGACATGACAGATGCTGTTGCTGATCTTATTGAAAGTGAACACAATTTAGTCGGTAAACAAAAAAATATCGACAAGAATGACAACGGAAAGATTGATGCAGAAGATCTTAAACTTCTTCGTGATCAAAAAGGCTTGAAGCATATGGAAAATCAAGCTAAGAAAGTCCGTGAAGTTACCAAGAAGTATCCAATGGCTCAAAGAGACGAATCTGTAATCGAACAGCTGCTTTCTCAGATCGATGAAGAAACCGTTGTCCTGGAATTCAACAGCGGTGAAACCATTGAAATTGTTGGAACACTTGCTGAAAGTATTCTTAATATTTTCATGGAGTTATCCGAAGACAACCAAGCTCAATTCGAAGAATTGATTTCAGAAAGCATGACTGACTTCGAAGATGCTCTTTCATTCATTGCCGAAGCATATGAGGGGAATGAATAATGCCATTAGTCTATACACAAAATAAAGGCGGTAAAGCTGTCATTCGTGACACAGCAAACGCAACTTACATAGTTGCTGGTAACTCTGCTGCTTCAAACGTTGCTTCTGCTGGTGAAACAGTTGTTGGTGCATCGATCTCTCAGATCTGGTGGACTGGTGACTGGACTGTCAAGCGTGGCGCAAACACTGTTCTTGTTCTCAAAGACTCTGGATCCTGGGATCTAAATGGTTCTGGTATTAATCTTGGAGAATTCCCAGCTGCTAACCTTGTTGTCGAAGCTGCTAACACAGGAACCATTATTGTTGAGTTGTCGAAGAACTCGAATTTTGTTTCCGAATACCTGGTAGGATAATCAATGAAACTATTCTCAGAATTGTTAGAAGATGTTCAATACATTACCGAAACTCGTGAAGACGGTAAAAAGAATCTGTACATCACTGGTCCATTCCTTCAGTGTGAAGTGAAAAACCGTAATGGTCGCCTGTATGAGAAGGCAATCATGTCACGCGAAGTCGCTAGATACAATAAAGATCTTATTGAATCTGGTCGTGCTTTCGGTGAACTCGGTCACCCAGCTGGACCACAAATGAATTTAGAGCGAGTCTCTCACCGTATTATCAGTCTGAAAGAAGACGGTAATAACTATATCGGTAAGGCTATGCTTATTGACACCCCTTATGGAAATATCGCAAAAGGTATCATCGAGTCTGGTGGTCGCCTGGGTGTTTCTTCTCGTGGTCTTGGTTCTCTTGAAGAACGCAACGGTACTAAGTATGTCAAAGACGATTTCATGCTGGCAACAGCTGCTGATATCGTTGCTGATCCTTCTGCACCTGACGCATTCGTTAATGGGATCATGGAAGGTGTTGAATGGATTTGGGACAACGGTGCTCTTCGTGCTGAAGAAATTGCTGCTCAGACCCGCAAAAAGATCGATGAGTCAGTGAAAAAACAGGGTATTACGGAAGAAATGAAGTTTAAAGCTTTCTATTATTATCTTGAAAAGCTTTCAAAATCGTGAATGTTATAAATAAAGATACAGATTAACATATAGTCAAGGAGTAGGGAATGAGTGACAACAGAGAAACCCAATACCTGGATGAAGCATCGGCTGTCGATACTTTAAGACCAGGTTCCATGCCAGCAAACATCCCAGATAGCAAGGCTGCAATGCTTGCTTATGTGATGCAAGTTGCTGGTGGTATGTCGAAAGATGATCTGAACGGATTTGCGCAATCTCTTGCACAGATCGGTCATGAAGCAGATCAAGTCCCAGCTGATGCAGATAGCAATCGCGCTACCATCGCTGCTAAGGGCGCAATGAAGGAAAGCATTGATGAGATGTTCATTGATGAAAACCTTTCGGAAGAATTCAAACAAAAAGCTTCTACTCTGTTTGAAGCTGCTGTACACGCACGTTTGGTTATCGAGTCTGCTAATATCCAAGAAGCATACGAAGAGATTCTTGTCGAACAAACTGCTGAAATTGTCGAAGCCGTCACCACCAAGGTTGACGAGTATCTCGACTATGTTGTAGAAAAGTGGATGGAAGAAAATGAAGTCGCAATTGAGTCTGCCCTGAAAGCAGAAGCAATGGAAAGCTTCATTGAAGGTCTGAAGACCCTATTCCAAGAACATTACATTGAAATCCCAGACGATAAAGTTGATGTACTTGAAGAACTGGGTAACCAAGTAGAAGACCTGGAAGCACAGCTGAACGAGTCGATTAACGAAACCATCGAACTCCGTAAGCAACTTGCAGAAGCTTCTATGGAACAAATTTTTGCTGATATGACAGAAGGACTTGCTGCTACGCAGATCGAGAAATTCCGCACATTAGCAGAAGGTGTCTCGTTTGAAGGTGACTTACATGATTTTGCCAATAAGCTTTCTGTTATCAAGGAATCGTACCTTGGTGGCAAAAGACATTCCACTGGCATGATCATGGAAGAATCCCCAAGCCGTGACATTAACGAGCTACATGATGTTGTTCCTGAGTCTGGTGTAATGTCCGTCTATACACAAGCAATTTCACGTACTGTTAAAAAGCAGTAATTTATAAATAATAAGTAAACAAGTTTTTTACGCAAGGAGATAAGAAGTATGTTATTAAATGAAGAAGTACAAAGAAAGTGGGCACCAGTCCTTGAACACGCAGATTTGAGTCCAATCAGAGATGCTGTTCGCAGAAACGTCACTGCTGTTGTTCTAGAAAATACGGAAAATGAACTCCGTAAGGCTGGATCAATGGTCGGTGGTCAACAGCTGCTGGGCGAAGCTGCTCCAACCAACGCAACAGGTTCTGCTGTTGATAACTTCGATCCAGTTCTGATTTCGCTGGTTCGCCGTGCAATGCCAAACCTGATCGCTTACGATATCTGTGGCGTTCAGCCAATGACTGGTCCTACTGGTCTGATTTTCGCAATGCGTTCGCGTTACGCAAACCAAACTGGTGACGAAGCTTTCTACAACGAAGCTAACACCGCATACGCAACCGTTGTTGGTGGTGCTAACACTCTTGGTGACAAGCACGTTGGTGGTTTCCCAGGCAACACAACCACAGGTACAGCTAACCTGGCTGAAGAAGGCATCTATAACTTCGGTGATGGTATGTCAACAGCTCAGTCCGAAGCTCTGGGTACATCTGGCAACACTGCATTCCCAGAAATGGCATTCAGCGTTGAGAAGGTCACTGTAACTGCTAAGAGCCGTGCTCTGAAAGCTGAGTACACCCTAGAACTGGCACAAGACCTGAAAGCAATTCATGGTCTGGATGCTGAAACCGAACTGTCGAACATTCTGTCTACCGAAATTCTGGCAGAAATCAACCGTGAAGTTGTTCGCACAATCAGCGTAACTGCTGAAAAAGGTGCTACCGAAGGTACAACCACAGCTGGTGTGTTCGATCTTGACACCGACTCGAATGGTCGTTGGTCCGTTGAGAAGTTCAAAGGTCTGATGTTCCAAATCGAGCGCGAAGCTAACCAAATTGCGAAGGGTACCCGTAGAGGGAAAGGTAACATCATCATTTGCTCGTCCGATGTTGCATCGGCTCTGCAAATGGCTGGTGTTCTGGATTACACCCCAGCTCTGAACAGCAACCAACTGAACGTTGATGATACAGGCAACACCTTCGCTGGTGTCCTGAATGGTCGTCTGCGTGTCTACATCGATCCATATGCAACTGGCAACTACATGGTTGTTGGTTACAAAGGTGCCTCGGCATTCGATGCTGGTCTGTTCTACTGCCCATACGTTCCGCTGCAAATGGTCCGTGCCGTTGATCCTTCGAGCTTTGCTCCTAAGATCGGCTTCAAGACCCGTTACGGTATCGTTGCTAACCCATTTGCACAAGGCACCACAGATGGTCTGGGCGCTCTTGTCGTGGACAGCAACAAGTACTACCGCCGTGTCCTTGTTCGCAACCTGATGTAATTAAAACAATAACAGGTGTTGTAACATTCAGAGGGAGCAGAAATGCTCCCTCTTTTTGCACTTGACAAATCTAAAAATCCTGGTATAATTGGGATGTTCTCCTTCATATATTATGGTTCTATGTATATTATGAGATACTAAATACTGTATAACATAAGGAATCATATATGAGTCTAGTTAATAACCAACCCGTCAATAATAACTTTCTATCACCACTTGGCTACAAGTTTCATATTGATAGAATGCCAACGTTTAATTTCTTTGTACAGGCTGTTAAAGTACCAAATATTAACCTACCAGCAGCCTTGCAGACCACTCCATTCTCTGTCATGCCGTTCCCTGGTGATCACCTACAGTTTGGTGTTCTAGATGTTATATTCAAGATGGACGAAGCATTACTTACCTACACAGAGATCTTCGACTGGATGCAAGCCCTTGGCTTCCCAGAACAGTACGAACAATACCGTGCTGGTACGATTCCTACCAATTCATCTACAGGTAAAAGAAACACAGTTTCAGATGCTTCTTTGACAGTCCTGTCTTCTGCGATGAATCCGATATTCATCTACAAGTTCCGTAATCTGTTCCCAACCTCAATTGGTTCTTTCAACTTCGATACCCGTGATTCTGAAGTAACTTACATCACTTGCGAAGTTCAATTCAAGTTTGGTTTCATGACCGTTTCAAGAGACCCACAAGAATACGGGGCTTGATTATATCATAGAAATATGTTATAATCAAATCTTTGGGAATTGCTATGCGTATTGATGAAATTCAAGCACTTTGGGAAGCAGACGCTAATATAGACCGTATGGAACTTGGTAATGAAGCTATCAAGATTCCTAAGCTGCACTCGAAGTATTACAAGATCTATATCGATGAACGTCTTGCCTTGCGTAAGGCACAGGCTGATTATAAGGTCTTGCTCAAAGATAAGCAAGTCTACTACATGGGTGGTATGGACAAAGCAGAACTTGACGAGCGTGGATGGGAACAAAACCCTATACGAGTTCTCAAAGCCGACCTACCAACCTATATTGATGCAGACCCAGATATTATCAAACAAGCCCTGAAGATCGGATATCAGCAAGAGAAGGTAGACTTCCTGGAAAGTGTTATCAAGACTCTGCGTGAAAGGGGTTTCAATATCAAGTCTGCTATCGAGTGGGCGAGGTTCCAAGTTGGTGGTTAATGAGTGATTTGGTAAAGCTAGAACATTACAGTGAAACGTTTTTGAGGGTTCGATGTGAACCCTCTATCATGTATGAAATGTGCGATGCCTTCACCTTCATGGTTCCTGGGGCTAAGTTCTCACCGAAATACAAAAACAAGATATGGGACGGCAAGATACGCCTACTCAACACCACGACAGGCTTGATATATCGCGGTCTGGTCGATAGTATTGTACGCTTCTGTGATGATAAAGAATACCCCGTCATAGTGGATCCCTTGTTCGCAGCAGACGAGTTCTCGCTACACGAATTGGAACAACTGGTAGAAAGTCTGAAGCTTCCATTCAAACCGCACGACTATCAGCTCGATGGTGTGGTTCATGCGATAAGAAACAAGAGAAGTCTTTTGATTTCGCCTACTGCTTCTGGTAAGTCGCTGATGATCTATCTGATCACCAGACACTATCGCAAGAAGACGTTGATCGTAGTACCATCGATATCCCTGGTCCACCAGCTCTACTCTGACTTTGCTGAGTATGGATTTGATTCTGAAAAGTATGTCCATAAGGTCTATCAGGGACAAGACAAAGTAACTGACAAACCCGTGGTCATTACCACATGGCAGTCTATTGTTGATATGCCGAAGAAGTGGTTTGAGTCTTACGATGTTGTCATTGGTGACGAGGCGCATAACTTTAAAGCCAAGTCGCTGGTTAGTATCATGTCGAAGATGGAAAACATCGGATACCGCTTCGGCTTCACGGGTACGCTGGACGGCACACAGACCAACAAGCTGGTGCTGGAAGGGTTGTTTGGTAAGATGAATCAGGTGATCACCACTGCCGAAATGATCGACCAGAAACACGCATCAGACTTCATCATCAAAGCTATTGTGCTTCTGTACAAAGAAGAAGAAAGAAAAGTTGTTGCCAAAATGACCTACCCGCAAGAGATGGACTTTTTGATATCGAATGCAGCACGAAATAAGTTCATCAAAAACCTGACGCTTTCTTTGAAAGGTAATACACTTTTGCTGTTCCAATTTGTAGACAAACACGGCAAAATACTGTATAATATGATAAAAGAAGAAGCTGAAGCGCAGGGGCGTAAAGTGTTCTTTATTCATGGTGGTGTTGCTGGTGATGAGCGTGAAGCTATTCGCCATATTGTCATGAAAGAAAAGAATGCAATTATCATCGCATCATTCGGAACAATGTCTACGGGTACAAACATTCCGAACCTGGACGATGTGATATTTGCAAGTCCATCGAAGGGCAAGATTAGAAACCTACAGTCTATTGGTCGTGTGTTGCGTAAAGCAGATGGTAAGACCATCGCCACACTCTATGACATTGCAGACGATCTTGCCTGGAACGATAAAAAGAACTATACGCTGCTGCACTTTGTCGAGCGAATGAACATCTACGCACAAGAGCAGTTTGAATACAAAACATACACAGTGAAAATAACATGAAGCTATGGGTTATCAAGACAAATAATATAGAGATTATCTGCGAGATCGTCAAGCGTGGATTATTCTCTATCGCAGTTAAAAACCCAGTTCGTATCCTGGACACAGCTGCTACAGGGAAACTATCTCTTGGATATACTGTCTATAGTCCATTCACTACCAATGAAAATATCTCTATAAATAGGATGAACATTGTCTCAATCAGTGAACTCAAAGGTCAGCATGTTGAGTTCTATAACAAGACAGTCACCCTACTAAACACCCTAGTTATCCCAGAGCTTGATGGGGAAATCGGGAAGTTTGCAATAGAAATAGACCAAGCCATGAAACGTTTTGCTGATCGAAAGGAGTATCTTGAAGATGATGCTGACAGCGATGTGGTGATAGTTAATAACAAAAAACCACCTAGGAATAAGCTTAATTGAGTACACATTACGTAGATAATAAAAAAATGTATGAGGCGATTGTAGAGCACAAAAAAGCAGTCAAGGCTGCTTTAGATGCTGGAGAAAAACCGCCTAGAATACCAGAGTATGTTGGAAGTTGCTTTTTGATGATCGCTAAAAACGTAGTCAAGAAGCCTAACTTCTACAACTATCCATTCAAGGAAGAAATGGTTTCTGATGGAATAGAAAACTGCTGTATGTATTTTCACAACTTCGATCCGAATAAGACCCAGAACCCATTCTCTTATTTCACGACAATTATCTGGTACGCATTCCTTAGAAGAATCCAGAAAGAAAAGAAACAGCTTTACATGAAGCAAAAGTTGTTCGAGCATTCCGTCACATTCAACGAGATGTTCGATGTGTCCGACCAGGACATGGATGAAGGTATCACAATTGCCTTCACTACAAGCAGCGATAAGATGAATGATTTTACAACAACCTACGAAGCCTGGATGAAGAAAAAGCACCGTAGACGAGAACGCCAAGTTGACGCACTAGAAGACAGCGCAACCGAAGCACATTTTGAATTAGAGGATTTAATAGATGGAACAGAGATCGAACCACCAGATTCCTGGGATGATACAGGACTGGGCGAAACAGGCAACGAATCGGAAGCTTCCTGAACACATAAGATATAATTATGTTCAGGTGCTGACGGTTATCCGTGAATTTTGTGATACCGCTATTCGTTCTTATAATAATGAAAGAAAAAAATGACATCAAAAATTGCCATGATAAACGACACTCACTGGGGTGTTCGCAACGATGATCAAAATTTCTCAGAATATTTTAAACGCTTTTACGAAGGCGTTTTCTTTCCTACGCTTAGACGGCAGGGCATCAGCCGTATTTTCCATCTGGGTGATATTGTTGATCGTAGAAAGTATATTAATTTTGCTTCTGCGAAACGACTGAGAGAAGACTTCATTGAAATGTGTGTAGCCAATGGTATTGAGCTGCACATCATTCTTGGAAACCATGATGTGTTCTATAAGAACACCAATGACCTGAACGCGATGGAAGAGTTGAACGTAGACAAGTACCCGAATGTATTTGTGTACAAAGACGCTACCGAAGTGATGATCGATAATCTGAAAGTGTTGCTTATGCCCTGGATCTGTTCTGGCAACTATGAACATGCAATGAAGGCAATTGAAACAACAGACGCACAGGTTCTGTTTGGTCACCTGGAACTGTCTGGCTTTGCCATGTATAAAGGTAATGTCAACGACCACGGTATGTCGCCAAAGGTATTTGAGAAATTCGATCAGGTCATGACAGGTCACTACCACCACAAGTCGAGTTCTGGCAACATCAATTATCTTGGTGCGCCTTACCAAATGACCTGGAGTGACTACGGTGATGTGAGAGGGTTTCATATCTACGACACTTCCAACCGAATCCTTGAGCATATCGTTAATCCATTCGAGATGTTCCATAAAGTTACCTACAACGATGAAGGTAAAAGCATGGAAGATGTTCTGATTGACTGTGAGCCATACCGAGATAACTATGTGAAGTTGGTTGTTGAGAAAAAGACCAACCCCTACTGGTTCGATATGCTGATCAATAAGTTTGAGGCTGCTGGCGTTAAGGACTTGAAAATACTTGATGATGGTGATAAAATTGACCTTGACGATGATGATTTTGTCGATGAAGCACAAGACACTTTGACTATTTTGAACGGCTTCATTGACCAGATGGATATCAAAGGTAACCGTCAGGATTTGACGGAGTTACTTCGTGACCTTTACAGAGATGCTGCGAGTTCTGAATGATAACCTTTAAGAAAGTACGCTGGCGTAATTTTCTAAGCACTGGCGACTGCTTTACCGAAGTGCAACTGAATCGTTCCCACACCACTTTGATTGTTGGTGATAACGGTGCTGGCAAATCTACTATCCTTGACGCGATATCGTTTGCTCTTTTTGGAAAGCCTTTCAGGAACGTCAAGAAAGACCAGTTGGTTAACAGCATCAACAACGGTAAGACTGTCGTTGAGTTGGAGTTTGCTATCGGCTCGAAAGAGTATATGATCAAGCGTGGAATCAAACCAGCAGTGTTTGAGATTTACCAGGACGGTGTTTTGGTAGACCAGAATGCTGCGGTCCGTGAGTACCAAGAGTATCTCGAAGACAACATCCTGAAGATGAATCAGAAATCTTTTGCCCAGATCGTTGTCATTGGATCCGCTTCCTATGTTCCGTTCATGCAACTTACCGCTGCACATCGAAGAGAAGTGATCGAGGATCTCCTTGACCTTCAGGTATTCAGCACCATGAACACACTTCTGAAAGAGCGAATCTCTCAGAACAAACAGGACATTCAATCTACAGATCACAGCATCATGCTGGCTCAACAATATATCAAGTTAGTCAACGACAACCTAGAAGCCATGAAACGTTTTGATGGTGAGAGCATCACCAAGCTTCAACAGAAGATTGACCAGGAAACCGAGAAAGCCAAAGATAAGATTCGATATGTTGACGAGATGAGGGGTAGGATTGCTCAGATCAAAGAAAGCCACAGTGAACGCTCAAGAATTGAGGGTGCTGCTAGGAGTGCCAGAGAGTATCAGAACAAACATGCACGGATAGCATCAAAACTGCAAAATGAAGTTGAGTTCCTGGAAAAGCATGTTGATTGTCCGACCTGTAAGCAAAATATCACAGAAGAGTTTAGGGCAAACACTATCAAAGAAAAAGAATCTATTATTATGGAGTCTATTTTAGAGATGGAAAAATGTGACCATGTGTTCGACAAAATCGAAGACGATCTGAATCGATTTATTGAGGATGATAATGATATCGCTGCTATGGAAGCTTCGATTCATAATACGACTTTTGAAGCAAAGACCCATGCCAAGCTTGCCCAGACTTACATGACCGAGATGGATAACATCAAGAATAGAACTTCTGTGGATCCAGTCGCTGAGTCACAGGCTAAAGCAAAAGAAAAAGAGTTGGCAGATCTTATTGAAAACAAGAAACAGATATTGAAAGATAAAGACACTCTTGAGACCGCATCACTTCTTCTCAAAGACGGTGGCATCAAAGCTAAGATTATCAAGCAGTATGTTCCTATCATGAACAAGCTGATCAACAAGTATCTTGCATCGATGGACTTCTTTGTCCAGTTTGAATTGGACGAGAACTTCAGCGAGACCATCAAGTCCAGGTTCCGTGACGAGTTCAGTTATGCATCATTCTCTGAAGGTGAGAAGACCAGAATCGATCTGGCACTACTTTTCACCTGGAGAGCCATTGCCAGAATGCGTAACTCAACCACAACAAATCTGTTGATTCTGGACGAGATCTTCGATGGTGCTCTGGATAGTAGTGGTACGGACGAGTTCCTAAAGATCATCAATACCATCGATGGTGACAACAATACTTTCGTTATCAGCCACAAGACAGACCAGATGTACGATAAGTTCCACAGCATTATTAAGTTTGAGAAGTACAAATCATTTTCAAGGATTGCAGCATGATATACAAGCTTTTACCCGAAAATCACGAAATGCTGTTTCAAGAGATGCAAAAATTTGATTTTGAAAATCCACCCTGCGACCCAGAGCAGCTGGCACTCGATCTGATCGAAACTATGAGAGCCAACCAGGGAATAGGCTTATCTGCAAATCAAGTTGGTTTACCCTACCGTGTTTTTGTCATGGAAGGTAGCCCAGCATTCGTATGCTTCAATCCAAAAGTCGTGGCGGTCAGCTCTGGACTTGCCAAGATGCAAGAGGGTTGTTTATCCTACCCAGACTTTTGGATTGACATTAAACGCCCACACACGGTTAAGGTTCGTTTTACTACCCCATCTGGTACTACCACAACCAAGACCTTTGATGAGTGGCACTGTCGATGTTTCCTACACGAACTAGACCACCTGAACGGAACCCCGTTCTACAAAAACGCAACTAATATGCAAATAGAAGCTGCCCGTAAACTCCGTACTAAAATAACCCGAAACAAGAAAAGGATGCTAAAATGAATGAACTAGCCAGAATGAATCATGTATTCCCGCTACACAAGCGTATTTTAATCAAAGCAAATGACGTACAAACCAAAACGCTTTCTGGTATCATAGTTGAAAGTGGTACGGGTGATGAATCTCGAACCGCAACTGTGATCGAGTGTGGACCTGATGTAGAGCACGTCAAGCCAGGATACACCATCTATATCATGTGGACGAAAGCCTTACCCGTCAGAATCAGTGGGCTAGACTATTCATTCATCAATGAAGAAGACGTTGTTGCAATTCTGGATAAGGTGTGATATAATTCTTGTATAAATAATACACAATGACTTTTTTAGTTGATACTCCATACACAAGATGTTTTATTCGTCAAGAATTTTTCTATGACGAAAAACGTGGTTATGGGGATTTTACTGAAGCCTATGTATTTGGTTTCCGAAGTGAACCGCAGCGAGTGCCTATGTTCCAGGTTATGCTTGCTAATGGAGCACAGTGGGCTAGAGTTCCGATACATATGATATGCAGTAAACCCTGTGATCCACTCCCCCTGGATGTTAGCGTTTGGTGGGACTGCTATAGTAGATATTGCACGGTTCATGAATTTGCTTTTCTAAGAAACCATGCGGTAAATTGCTATGGACGAGATAAACAACTAAGACGAGGCTCGTATCTATTCACAATAGATTGGGCTACTGGTGGCTTCAGTGAAATACCAGATCAACACAAGAATCATCATATAATTAGTTTAGAGTCTGGGCAGTGGGTGGCTTATCCTAACAATAAATTATTATGGCTTGATGATAGTTGGATAGAAGGCAAACCAAGTTTTGATTGGGTCAGCCCAAGTAAAGTTTATAGTGTAGAGGGTTAATGCACACAATACGCTGTCTTAGCTCAGTCGGTAGAGCACCTGCCTTGTAAGCAGGATGTCGTGAGTTCGATTCCCACAGACAGCACCAAATGCGTCCATAGTTTAACGGTAAAATGTGATCCTTCCAAGTTCAGGTCGTGGGTTCGACTCCCACTGGACGCTCCAAACGAACATAAATACTTGACAATATTAGGAATTATTATGTTATCCTTTAGTCAATTTATTAATGAAGAAACAAAACTTAACAACACCAGGAAAACCCAGGTAGCCACCACTGGTGGAACCTACGAGAAGACTGGTGTATATTTGAGTGATAAGCTTGAACCGAAGTCTAAGATTATTAGCATCGGTGCTGGTTTAGATCACACAAAGAAAGCATTGATGAAAGGTCTGGGTAAAGGTTATGTTGTTCATGACCACGAACCAAACCCAGAAGGACGTAAAGAAGCACCAGAGTATACAAACGCATCTAAGATACCAAAGAATGGTTATGATGCAGCAGTTTGCCATAATGTGTTGAATGTTGTAGAACCAAATGTTAGAGAGCATGTAATGCACTCCATATTCAACTCCATTAAGGAAGGTGGACACGCTATTATCGGCACACGAAAGTGGAAAGGTGATATCGAGAAGAACAAGAATTCTGAACCCGCTGAAGAAAAGAAAGCGATGTGGGTTAAGAAAGGTTCTGAAAGATCCTACCAAAAAGGGTTTGATGGTGATGAACTGAAAGACTATGTTCATGACTATGCGAAAAGAAACGGACACCAGGTTGAGGTTAAAAAGTTAACTGGTATCGCAGCTTCTGGTGTTCATGTTAAGTTATTAAAAAAATAGTACGCGCCTGTAGAGGAATTGGGAGACTCTCTGGATTTAGGTTCCAGCGTCCGAAAGGGCACTGTCGGTTCGACTCCGACCAGGCGTACCATTTGATTAACAATAAGTTTTATGATATAATAAGTTATGCGCTCGTAGCTCAACTGGATAGAGCAACGGACTTCTACTCCGTTGGTTGTGGGTTCGACTCCTACCGAGTGCGCCAAATTATATCGGAGTATAGCACAGCTTGGTAGTGCGCTTGCTTTGGGAGCAAGAGGTCCAAGGTTCGAATCCTTGTACTCCGACCAATTTACGGGTCCATAGCTCATCTGGGAGAGCGCCAGCTTTGCAAGCTGGATGTGGTCGGTTCGAGTCCGACTGGATCCACCAAAATGCGTGGATGTGCCTAAAGCACATGTACCCAAGTAGCCCTAATTGAACAGGTGAACGAGGACTTGGAATTAACCGAGGGCGCGCAATTTAAGGAAGTGTGGCAGAGCTTGGTTTAATGCACCTGACTTGAAATCAGACGATCCTGAGAAGGATCCGTGGGTTCAAATCCTACCACTTCCGCCAATAAGAGGTATACAATGGAAAAGCAAGTATTAACTGAAGTAACACCACCAGGTGAAGAAACTGAAAAGACCGACAAGGAACTTATTCAAGAGATCGTTGAAGCCACAAGTGACCTTCACGATCTCGACTACGCGAAATAAGTGCCTATAGCTCAACGGTTAGAGCAGAGGACTCATAATCCTTTGGTTCTAGGTTCGAATCCTAGTGGGCGCACCAATACTTAAACTAAATAGTTTATATGGTTGTATGAAGGAACGAGAAGGTTTCTTGGACACGGGTGCAAATCCCGTCTGCTCCACCAAAAATGTTTTCTGAGTAAAATATTTTTGATGGGGCAGTTTCAGATTCGACAGGGAAAGATATCCGACTGGACAACCAGTGAGGCGACTGACTCAATCAGCGCAAACCAAAGTAATCGCAAATGACGATAACTACATTCAGGCACTTGCTGCTTGATCCAACTGTTCTTCCGAGTGGGTTTCTCAACGGAAGTGGTCGTCCTCTCCAGTAGAGGGCTATCAAAAGCATATTGACTTAGTATGTTTTTGATAACAGGATAAGCAATTTGGTTCTCTAGCATAATGGTAATGCACCGAGCTTATACCTCGCACTCCAGATTAGAGGGTTATACAGGTTCAAGTCCTGTGAGAACCACCAGAAACATGCGCGATTAGCTCAGCGGTAGAGCAGTGCCTTTACACGGCGAAGGTCGGGGGTTCGAACCCCTCATTGCGTACCAAATACGGGTGTGATGGAATGGTATACGTATCAGACTTAAAATCTGAGTTTTGTGGGTTCGAGTCCCACCACCCGTACCACAATAAATAAAGAATGGCTATGTTTGATTATAAAACAAAAATTAATTTTGAAGAAGTAAAAGCTTACATAGAAGCCAATCCAAACTCAAAACTTTATATCGGCTGTGACTCTGAACGAGTTATAATCAAAGATGTTTGGTATGCTGATTACGCATCTGTTATTGTTGTCCACATTGGTGGTCGCCACGGTTGTCGTGTATTTGGTCAAGTAGATCGTGAGCGCGATTATGATCAAAACAAAGGTCGCCCACGTATGCGTCTGATGAACGAAGTTATTAAAGTGGCTGAACTATACATTAACCTTGGGAAAACCCTGGGTGAAGATTTTGAGTGCGATGTTCACCTTGACATTAACCCGAATGAGATTTATGGATCTTCTTGCGTTGTCCAGGAAGCTATTGGATACATTCGTGGTATGTGTAATGTCATACCGATGGTCAAACCACAGGCATGGGCTGCTACCCACTGTGCAGACCGTCTAAAAGAACTTCGCGCTTAGCTATTGCATATATCACAGAAATGTGATATACTGCATGACACGGTATGAAAAGATACCGTTATTTTGTTGTTTAATTAAAGGAGTCAAAATGAAACTGAAAATCGCTTTAGCTGTTCTTTTCCTCGCCTTTGCCGTGGGCACTGCTCACGCTGAAGATCGCCTAACCGCTGGATACACTCAGAAGGCTGTTGCCACTCTGAGCGACACCTGGGGTGTTGGTGTTGAGAAAGACTTCGGTGAACTAGGTGCAGCAACTGTTGTTGGTGACCTTGGTTTTACCAATGTTCTCAACGGCGCATTTGCAGATACCCTGTGGACCGCTGGACTTGGCGTTGAAGTTCCTCTGTCAGAATTGCTGAACCTTGAAGTTGGTGCTTCGCGTAGCTTCGTCAATGGTGGACAGGATTTCACCCAGTATCGTGCTGGTGTTGTTTATCAGGGCATCGCATGGCGTTTCGCTGGTGCAGCTGTAAAGGCTGACGGCGTAGACGTTTTCGCAGAAGCTTCCGCAGAACGCAAAGTCTTTGGTGACCTAGCAGTCGGTGTTGCTTCGAGCTTCGATCAGTCCGAATACTTTGCTACCACAGTATTCGCGTCCTACTCGTTCTAACTGAAAAGGAACACCAGCATGGTTCGCCCAGCTGGTGTTTTTCTTATGATAAAAAAAATATACCGCGAATTAGTCTGCCTGATATTTGGTCATGAAACCAAGACCCTGGTATTCAGGGCAGAGAACTTTGAGATAACATACAAAGCCTGTATCCGTTGCGGGTACGCACAGCAGACAGATTTTGAAGAAATTGACGCAGAAATTGTCGATCTGGATGCAAGTCCAACGGATGCTAAATAGAGGGTAAACCCATCTATTTGAGGACATGATGCTAAATTTCAAACAATTTTTTCAAGACCGCTTGCAGCTTGAACAGACCGTTGAGTCTGAGATCCAAACCTACGCTATTGATGATTCGTTCTTTGATGATATTATCAGTGAAGCAGATGGTGGAAACTATAATCCAAACAACCCTTGGCACAAACTGAAAAGAGGTGCTTCTGAATACTTCGGCGCAACGCCAGAAAGACAGAAGGAAATCCACGCCGAAGCAAAGGGTATTGAATCCAAAAAAATGATGACTCCTGAATCGGCAAACCCAAAGCTTGCCAAGAACGGAGAAAAGATGCCAGATCATGATACAAAGGCTCTGTTCCTTGCGCCTTCTACCATGTCTGGTGTTGACGTTTGCCCAGCAGCATCGAAAGAATGTAAAGCTGCTTGCCTGGGTAAAGAAGCTGGTCGCGCCCATATGCGCCCAACTAAAGACGCTAAGATCTGGCGTACCAAATTGATGTTTGATCATCCAACCCACTTCTACGCAAAGCTTGACCAGGAAATCACATCTGCCAAGACTGCTGCCCAAAAGAAAGGTAAGCAACTGGCTGTCCGTTTGAACGGAACCAGTGATATTCCACACGAACAACTAGCACCACAGCTGTTCGAGAAACACAAAGATGTTAAGTTTTACGACTACACTAAAATTGCTGGTCGCACAAAGAGCACCAAGACCCCAAGCAACTATCACCTAACCATGTCTTCTACTGGTATCAATCACGAAGACAGCAACTGGAAGGATGTACGCAAGCACCTGGATAAAGGTGGTGTGGCATCGATGGTATTCAAAGTTCAGACTTCTGCCCGTAATCGCCCAGCTGGTGGTCTACCAACTCATGTCCATGACGAAGAAACTGGTAAGAAGTATCGTGTTGTAGATGGTGACGAGCACGATCACCGTCACTTGGATCACAAGTACAACAGCGTTCCAAAAGGTGAGGGCATCATTGCTGGTCTTCGTATGAAAGGTGGTGCAAAGAATGTTGTACGTGCTGGTAAGTTTGCTGTTGATGTTGATAAAGAATCAAATACAGCTACAGTGAGAAAGGGTGAAAATTAATTAATGCCCATTTATACATATTCATGCCAAAAGCATGGTGATTTTGAAAAGCTAATCAGAATGCAAGAATCGGACAGTGAGCAATCCTGTCCGAAATGCAACACGCAATGTGAACGCATATTTGCTGCCTCTGGTGGTGGTTTTCAATTGAAAGGTGACTGGTTCAAGACTTCAGGTAAGTATTGATTTTTTGCCAGTTTAGTGGTATACTATTGTTTTATTATAAGGAGTGATAATGTCATTTAAAGTCCAAGTCCCAATTGAAGAACTGAGAAAGCGTAAGCTGTTTGTAGCAACCCCAATGTATGGCGGTCAATGTGCTGGTATGTATACCCGTTCTATTGCCGATCTTTCTGCAATGTGTGCTGCCCACGGAATTCAGATCCAGTTCTATTTCCTATTCAACGAATCGTTGATTACCCGTGCTCGTAACTATTGCGTAGATGAATTCTTGCGTAGTGAAGCATCTCACCTGATGTTCATCGACAGCGACATTGGATTCAATCCAAATGACGTTCTGGCTCTAATGGCTATTCAAGACGATGAAAGCCCATATGACGTTCTGGCTGGTCCGTATCCTAAGAAGTGTATCTCCTGGGAAAAGATTAAGCAAGCCGTTGACAAAGGTTTTGCAGACGAGAACCCACAAGAGCTTGAGAAGTTTGTCGGTGACTATGTGTTCAACCCACGCAACGGTCAGAATGAAATCCCGATCAACTCACCAGCAGAAGTTTCCGAAGCTGGTACTGGTTTCATGATGATTCGCCGTGCTACTTTCGAGAAGTACAAAGCAGCGTTCCCGCATTTGTCCTACAAGCCAGATCACGTCCGTACCGCAGCATTTGACGGTAGCCGTGAGATCCATGCTTACTTTGACTGCATCATCGACCCTGATTCTAAACGCTACTTGTCAGAAGACTATATGTTCTGCTATAATGTGCAGAAGATGGGTGGGCAAGTTTGGTTGTGCCCTTGGATGCAACTGCAACACGTTGGTTCCTACATCTTTGGTGGCTCTCTTGCTGACCTGGCTCGTATCGGTGCTTCGGCTACCGCAGACACAAGCCAAATCAAACACAAGAAGCATAAGAAGTAATTTTTAATCATTGGAGTTTATATTATGAAGTTTGACCTACGTACTCTTCAGATCCTGAAGAATTTTGCAACAATCAATCCGTCAATCTTGTTCCGTGAAGGTAATCGTTTGAGCACAATCTCGCTGTCACGCAATGTGATGGCGAGAGCCAAACTTTCAGCTGCTGTTGATAAAGAGTTTGCGGTTTATGACCTAAACCGCTTTATCGGTATTCTGTCGTTATTCGAAACCCCTGCAATCACTGTCAATGATAAACAACTTGTCATTGCCAGTGATGATGGTACTCGCCACGTCAACTTTACTTCTGCTGATAAATCAATGATCTACGCAGCACCTGAGAAGGAAATTGATACTAGCAACTGCAATGTTGAATTCACGCTCAACCAGGATGTTTTCGCATCGATTAATAAGGGCTTGAGCATTCTACAACTGCCTGAAATCGCTTTCACGGGTGATGGTAACAACATTTACATAAAAGCCATTGATGTTAAAAACCCTACTGGCGATACCTATTCTTATGTTGTTGGTAAAACCGACAAGTGTTTCCAGTTTATTTTCAAAGCTGAAAACATGAAGTTGCTTTCTGATAATTATAATGTTAAGCTTTCTGAACAGGGGTTTGCATACTTGTATTCTGATGATGTGGAATACTGGATCTCTGGTGATATCACAAGCAAATTTGAATAAGGTTATTTTATATGATGATGGAAGACTATCTTTGGGCGCAGAAGTATCGCCCTAAAACTATTGACGAATGTATCCTATCCGATGATCTGAAGCAAACTTTCAAACAGTTTATCAAGGATAAGAATGTTCCCAATCTCATTCTGACTGGACGTGCTGGTATCGGTAAAACAACCGTTGCCCGTGCTTTGCTTGAAGAGATCGGTAGCGATTACATTGTAATCAATGGTTCTCTCGATGGTAGCATCGATGTGCTACGAACAAAAATCCAACAGTTTGCATCTACGGTTTCTTTCGTTGGTGGTCGCAAGTATGTGATCATCGATGAAGGCGATTATCTTACCCATGCAACACAGCCAGCACTTCGTAATTTCATTGAAGAGTACAGTAAGAACTGCGGTTTCATTCTGACCTGTAACTTCCTGAATAAGATTATGGAGCCACTCCAGAGTCGATTCAGCGTTATTAATTTCTCGTTTCAAAAGGAAGATGCACCTAAGCTTGCTGCTTTGTTCTACAAGCGTGTACAAAATATCCTGGGCGAGAATGCTATCAAATACGATCAGGCAGCTGTTGCTGGAGTCATTAAGAAATACTATCCTGACTGGCGTAAGTGTCTTAATGAACTGCAACGATATTCCGCTACTGGTTCAATTGACAGCGGTATCCTTTCTAACTTCAGCGAGGTATCTTTGAATCAGCTAATCATGCTGATGAAAGAGCGTAACTTCACCGAGGTTCGCCAGTGGGTATCAGAGAACACCGACCAGGACACCAGTAGGCTGTTCAGGGCGTTGTATGATAACGCAGTTAAGTACATCAAACCTTCTTCTATCCCACAGCTTGTTCTTATCCTTGCTGAGTACCAATACAAGAATGCGTTTGTCACAGATCATGAAATCAATCTGGCTGCTTGTATGGCAGAGATTATGGTTCAAGTTGAATTTAAGGATTAATTATGGCTCGTAAGAAGAAAGTGAAAGTGGAAGATACTGGCGCAATGGACGCTATGAACCTGAAAGAGTGCAGCATCTGCTCGTCAGAACTGGATGAAGATGATGGTGATATCCGAGGATACTTCGGTATCATTCCTGTTGCCTTTTGTTGCTGGTGCACGAGCAGTCTGCAAGATATGGTCCAACAGATGAATCCCCATGAATGTGAGAAATGTGGTCACATGAATGGTGAGGAAGATGAGTAATCCTTTTGATTATCTGAATGCTATCAATTATGATAAAACGGACTTAATGACTGGTACGGATAACGACCAGTTAGCCGAGTCCGATTATCAGCCATTTCTGATCAACCGTGGTCTGTCTCAGCATGTGGATACCATCATGTATGCAAACGTGATGAACCAGTATCCAAACCTAGATAAGAAGCTTCAATTCGACTATCTTATAAATATCGTTAGGAAGAAGAAACGCTATGCTAAGTGGGCTAAGGCAAGTGAGGATTTCGACCTGGAAGCGGTGAAGCAGTATTATGGGTTGAATACGCAAAAGGCTAGTGATGCACTGAGAGTATTGACTGAGAAGCAGCTTCACCTGATAAAAGAAAAATTAAAAACAGGTGAACCATGAGTTTATTACAATCATTAATTGAGGTAGAACTAGGACATGAAGATGATTTTCTGAAAGTCCGTGAAACATTAACAAGAATCGGTGTAGCGTCTAGGAAGGACAACAAGCTTTATCAATCCTGTCATATCCTACACAAACAAGGTCGCTATTACATAGTGCACTTTAAAGAGTTGTTTGCCCTAGATGGTAAAGGTACAGACTTCTCTGAAGACGATCTATCCCGCAGAAACACCATCGCGCTTCTTCTTGAAGAGTGGGGTCTGGTGAAGATCGTAAACAAAGCAAAAGCAGAAACCCCGAAGTCTCCTTTGAATCAGATAAAGATTCTGACTCACAAAGAGAAGAATGAGTGGGAACTGGTTGCAAAATATAACATTGGTGTTAAGAAAGATACCCGATAAGGTGTCTTGAATTGTGAGTTGTTTTCCTGTATAATGCAGGGATTATTATGGAGTTGTAATGCTTTTTTATACTAATGTACACCTACACAGGGGTAAACTTCTCGTCCGTGGATACGACAATGGTGCTCGTATCCGAGAAGAGCATGTGTGCAAACCATATCTGTTCGTGCCTTCTAAATCGGATGATAGTAAGTACAAAACCCTGGATGGAAAGCCTGTAGATCGAGTTGACTTCGATACGCCGTCTGAAGCCAGGGATTTTGTCAGTCGTTATGACGATGTTCATGGCTTCCAAATCTATGGTATGACGAACTACGCATACCCATTCATCAACGACTACTTCCCAAAGACCATCGAGTATGACGAGTCTAAGATCTCTGTTGTCAATATGGATATCGAGGTCGCAGCCGATGATGGGTTTCCTGATATTCAGAAAGCCGACAAAGAAGTCACGGCTATCTGTTTGTCGAAGAACAACAAGTTCTATGTGTTTGGTTGCAAGGATTACACGGTAACCGACTCTCGTGTAAATTATGTCAAGTGCTTAAACGAGCGCGATCTGCTTCGCAAATTCCTTATGGCATGGAACGCACCGTTCCTCACACCCGATGTTCTGACTGGTTGGAACGTTGAGTTCTTTGACGTGCCGTATCTGGTGAACCGAATCACGAAAGTGTTGAGTGCTGAAGAAGCTCGTACTCTGTCGCCCTGGCGTTTGCTCGACCAGAAGAAGATCGAAATCATGGGGAAAGAGAACGAAACGTTTGTTCCTGTCGGAATCACGGTTCTCGACTACCTACAACTGTACAAGAAGTTCTCGTACACACCCCAGGAATCCTACAAGCTGGATCATATTGCTGAGTATGAATTGGGTGAAAAGAAGCTCGATTACTCCGAGCATGGTTCGTTGCTTGCGTTGTATAAAAACGATTATCAGAAGTTCATCGACTACAACATTCGAGACGTTGAACTGGTAGATAAGCTTGAAGCCCAGAAGAAGTTTATCTCGCAAGTGTTTGCTATGGCATACGATGCGAAGATCACCTACTCTGACACATTGACTACAGTTCGTATGTGGGATGTTATCATTCATAACCACCTTATGGATCGAAACATTGTCGTTCCTTTTGTCAAGGTCAGTGAAAGTGACGAGACTTTTGGTGGGGGGTTCGTCAAGGATGTTAAGATCGGTATGAGTAAGTGGGTCGTGTCTTTTGACTTGAACTCACTGTACCCACATCTTATCATGCAGTACAACATCAGCCCTGAAACAATCATGAATCATATCGATGGTATCAACGTTGATTCCATTCTTGAGAATGGTTTGAGCGATGAAGTTCGATCAGATCTGATAGCAAAAAATCTTACTGTCAGTGCCTGTGGTTGGACCTTTGATCGTGGCGTACAAGGTTTCCTGGGTGAATTGATGCAGACCAAATACGATGATCGTGTGTGGTGGAACAACGAGAAGAAGTCTGCCAACAAGCAGCTGAAGGCTCTTGGTAATGATGCAGACCCTGCGGAACGCAAGCGTCTTGCGAACCGAGTGGATCAGTGCCACAACATGCAAATGGCAAAGAAGATTCAGCTCAACTCAGCCTACGGTGCTCTTGGTAACAAGTATTTCCGTTGGTATGATTTGAGAAATGCCGAGTCTATCACCATGTCTGGTCAGCTGTCTATCCGTTGGATGGAACGCGACATGAACATCTATCTGAACGACTTCTTGAAAACAGAAGGCGAGGATTATGTTGTTGCTTCTGATACCGACTCCCTTTACATCACGATGGAAAAGGTTGTTGATAAGATGGGTAATCAGCCAGTCGATGATATCGTCACTGCTCTGGACAAGTTCTGCAACGAATACGTCCAAAAGGTTATTAACAAGTCATACGAGAACCTTGCAGACCACATGAATGCTTATGCTCAGAAGATGTTCATGAAGCGTGAAGCCATTGCAGACCGTGGTATCTGGACAGCCAAGAAGCACTACATTCTCAACATGTATGACCTTGAGGGTGAACGTTTCAAGGAGCCTAAGCTGAAGATTATGGGCATGGAAGCTATCAAGTCTTCGACTCCAGGTATCTGTCGTGTTGCGATTAAGGAAGGCTTTAAGATTATCATGCAGAAGACCGAGGATGATCTAATCAAATTCGTATCTGATTTCAGAACCAAGTTCTTTTCGTCTAGTTTCGAAGAAGTGGCTTTCCCCCGTGGTGTGAACAACCTTGAGAAATATAGTGATAAAAATACGGTATACAAAAAGAGTACACCGATTCATGCTCGTGGTGCTTTGGTGTATAACTACCTAGTGAACAAGTATGATGTTGGCAATAAGTATCCGTTGGTATCGAGTTCAGACAAGATCAAGTTTTGCTATCTGCGTGTACCAAACCCGTCAGGCGGTAATGTCATTTCATGCCCAGGCGAGTTGCCAGTAGAATTTAATGTCGCACCCTACATTGATTATGATACACAGTTCCACAAGACTTTCATTGAGCCACTGAATAGCGTGTTAAAGGTTATCGGTTGGAATTATGAAAAGAAATTAACCCTAGATAGATTTTTCACATGAGGATAAGTATGTCAGACATAGACCTGGATATGGATTTTGACTTCGGATTTTCCGCAGTCACCGAAGACGAACTAAAAGCCGTTACTGATGCTACAAAAACAGCACAATATTACAAAGATCAGCGTGACGCTCTCTACAAGATGATCGTACCGCTGCTTAATAATCTGATGAAAAATGCAGATAAACCTTATATTCTTTGGGCAGACCGAGAAGCTAAAATCAAAGAGTTTAAAGTTAGGATCGATAAGCTGGTTGCCGATTGATTAGAAATGTGGTATAATATTCCTTTACCGTGAGATGCATATGTCCCTATTAGCAAAGTTATCAAAAAATTCTACGATTAAAGAGTCAGATGTTCTGTCTGATTCGTCCTTCTTCAATACGAAGGATATGGTAAGCACATCCGTACCAGCCCTGAATATTGCCCTTGCTGGTGATGTTGATGGCGGTTTCACTCCAGGTCTTACACAATGGTGTGGTCCATCCAAACACTTCAAGACTCTGTTTACTTTGCTTATGGCTAAAGCCTACATGGACAAGTACGCAGACTCTGTGTTGCTGTTCTATGATTCAGAATTCGGTACACCGCTGTCTTACTTTGAGTCTGTTGGTATTGACATGAAGCGTGTTCTTCACACACCACTAGTCAACATTGAGCTTCTGAAGTTTGATATTATGAAGCAACTTGAAGGTATCAACCGTGGTGATAAAGTATTCATCATGATCGATTCTGTTGGTAACCTTGCGTCCAAGAAAGAAGTTGATGATGCGCTAGAAGGTAAATCAACCGCAGATATGTCTCGCGCTAAGCAGCTGAAGTCTTTGTTTCGAATGGTGACACCGCTGCTCACCATGAAAGATATTCCAATGCATGTGGTCAACCATACCTACAAAACAATGGAACTGTATGCTAAAGATGTTGTTGGTGGTGGTACAGGATCATACTATTCTTCGGATAACATCTACATCATCGGAAGACAGCAAGAGAAAGACGGTACTGAATTACTTGGCTACAACTTCATCATCAAGGTTGAGAAATCTCGCCATGTAAAAGAACAGATGAAGATCCCTATTACCGTAAGTTTCGAAGGTGGTTTAAGTCGCTGGTCTGGTTTACTTGAAATCGCCCAGGAAACTGGTCATGTTATGAAACCATCCAATGGTTGGTATTCGCGTGTCAATAAGACAACTGGTGAGATCGAGGCTCAAAAGTTCCGTGCAAAAGATACCGATACTGCTGCATTCTGGACACCCATTCTGAATGATGAATCATTCAAGCAAGCGGTGCGTGATATGTACCAGGTGTCAAACGGATCTATTCTTTCTGATGAAGAAGTAGCTTCGGCTTATGATGTTAGCGAAGAGTGAGCATTCTATCGACCTTGCTTCGGATATAATTCTTTAGCTTGTCGATGTACCCACGGTTTCGTAGGTCTTTGAATACCAGATTCTCAATGGCAAATTCACCAGCCCTTTGAATCGATGTTGCTCTCAACGAAGCCAGCTTGTCTTTTAGATCGCTGGCTTCTTTGACTGTACCACGCCCGTTGATAACCGAATCAATACGGTGCATCTGTTCTTCGATCTTGTGCTTCAGACCAACGTCATTGTTGAAATTCAACTTCAGGTTCTTTGGTTTGACAGTCCACTTATCAGAATAGATTGAATAGACACCCTGGGATTTTGGTGTTTTGGTTTGGTGACTATGGGCGTACACTTCAACAGGAAGTCCGTATATTTTAACATCATGTTGCAATGCCCATAGGTCTTTCTTGGCAAGCATGAATAGACGCATCTGCTCTTCATCTGTGAATATTGTTTTCTTCATATCCACAACCAGGTGAACGTCAATATCCGACTGCTTTGTGTAGTTGTAATTGACATTACCGCCAGTAATGATAATGTCCTCAATGGCATCATCTTCGATCTTGGCGGTCTTAGCCCATACTTTGGCTATTTTCAAAAGATGTTCACGGACGATAGGTTTTAACTTATCTTCATCGACCCAAAGCTTTGGGTTTAATTCGTCATGGTATTGTAGCGTTAAATCAAGCTCTTCGTTAATCATAAGATCTCCAGGTTACGGGGTATTTATATTGACAGGCAGTTAGGTTTCGGTTATAATGAAGCATCATTGGAGTCACGCATGTCCTTAGAAAAAACCATCCTGTCTGGTATGATAGGCAACGAAAATTACCTGTGGAAAGTGCTCCCCCACATTAAGGGCGAATACTTTACTGCACGAGAATACAAGATCGCCTTTGACCTTGTAAGCAACTATGCGAACAAATACAACCGAGTGCCTGAAAAGGCTGCTCTCTTTATCGATCTCGACAAGCAAGATGGTCTTACAGAAGAACTGTTCAAAAAGACCAAAGACCTCATTAACGAATTATCAAGCCCACCTCAAGACTTTGAGTGGTTGGTCGATAACACGGAACAGTTCTGTCAAAGCCGAGCACTTCACCTTGCGATCTATAATGCAATCTCGATTCTTGACAACAAGAGCAAGGATCTTGACAAGGGTGCTATCCCACAACTTCTGACTGATGCTCTTGGTGTCTCCTTTGACACAAACATCGGTCACGACTTCCTGGAAGACGCAGAAGAACGTTTCGACTTTTATCATCGTGTAGAGGAAAAGATCCCATTTGATCTTGACTACATGAACCTGATTACGGGTAATGGCATTGCCAAGAAAACTCTGACTGTTATTTTGGCTGGTACTGGTGTCGGTAAGTCTATGATGATGTGCCATATGGCTGCACACAATCTGCTTGTCGGTAAGAATGTTTTGTATGTCACTATGGAAATGGCAGAGGAACGAATTGCCGAGCGTATCGATGCGAACACACTGAACATCACGATGGACGATCTTGCTATTCTCCCGAAAGAAAGCTACATGAAAAAGATCGAGCGTGTTCGTGGCAAGACTTCAGGCAGACTTGTTATCAAGGAGTACCCGACTTCCCAGGCTGGCTCTGGACACTTCCGTCACTTGTTGAACGAGTTGAAGCAAAAGAAGAGTTTTGTGCCCGATATTGTCTATATTGATTACATCAACATCTGTGCATCTTCTCGTATGAAGATGAGTGGTTCGGTCAATTCCTACACCTACATCAAGGCAATCGCAGAAGAACTTCGTGGTCTGGCAATGGAATTCAATCTTCCTATTGTCACTGCAACCCAAACGACTCGTAGTGGTTATGATAGTAGTGATGTGAACTTGACCGATACTTCAGAGTCTTTCGGTCTTCCAGCCACAGCGGATCTGATGTTTGCAATCATGTCGAGTGAAGAGTTGGAACAGCTTGGACAGGTTATGATCAAGCAGCTGAAGAATCGATACAAAGACCCATCAAGGTACAAACGATTCGTGCTTGGTTTAGATAAGCCTAAGATGCGATTCTATAATGTCGAGCAGACTGCCCAGAAGGATATCACAGACTCTGGACCAGTTATGGATCAAAGCGACTTCGGGCAAAGAATGAAAGCCGAGAAGAAGTTGAACCGACACATCGGTGTTTCGAGAAGACGGTAAAACACTTTATGAAGTGAATATGCTTAATGGCAGATTTACTGCTTCTGGCACAGCCACTGATGCGTTTGGTCGTCTGAGAGTATCAGAGCCACTTACTCTGTTTGATTCGTTTCATCGTTATCAGGACAACGGTAAGTTTGCAACAAGCAATAGCGGAACATCAAATACCGAGTTCAAAACAAATGAATCTATTGTTGATTTGAATGTAGGCACAACTTCGGGTGATAAGTGCTACCGTGAATCTAAAAGAGTGTTCGCATACCAGCCAGGAAAGTCATTGCTCATCATGAATACCTTTGTGATGAACGCTCAGAAAACAAATCTAAGACAGCGTGTAGGATATTTCAATTCAGAAAATGGTATATTTTTTGAGAATGATGGTACAGACAATTACATTGTATTGAGAAGTTATACATCAGGGGTAGTAAGCGAAACAAGAGTTGCGCAAGCAAATTGGAACATAGATAAGTTTGATGGAACTGGGCAATCATCTCAATCTAGTCATCCTGATCGCGGAAGTTTAAATATAACTAAATCTAATATTCTTTGGATTGATGTTGAATGGCTTGGTGTTGGCGATGTCCGTTGTGGATTTGTAGTTGATGGTCTTATGGTTCCAGCGCACATATTCCATAACGATAATCTTAATACAACAACATATATGACAACCGCCATTCTTCCTGTTCGTTATGAGATCGAAAACACAGGAACAACTGCTTCTGCTTCTAAGATGAAGCAAATTTGCTCTACTGTTATATCTGAAGGTGGTTACACATTAGAAGGTAAATCTAGAAGCATTATCATTCCTACTAACGAACCAAAAGACTTGCCTACAGCTGGAACATTTACACCTATCTTGTCAATTAGATTGAAGGATTCATTCAAAGATGCCATCGCTATACTGAAAGATGTTGAGTTTTTTGGTATCACAAACAATACAAGTTATCGCTACAAAATTATTATTGGTGGAACATTAGATGGTGCATCTTGGACCCCTGCTAGTGCAGATTCACCTATAGAATATGATACAACCGCAACTACAGTTACAGGTGGTCGTGATGCTCAAGTTGGATATGTGAACGTGTCAGCGGGTGCTGGTGGGCAAGCGGTAAATCTTGGAAGAGAAACACTGTTTGCATATCAGTTGGAAAGAGATCCTTTTGCAGCAAGTAACAACGGTATTATTATCACACTTGCAGCAACAGGTTCTACAAATGGAAACGATGCTGTTGGTGCTATGAGATGGGAAGAAATAACATAATTGAGGTTATAGGGAAGAATGATTTATTATAAATACAGTATACCGCTAAAATAAACTGTTTTAGCGCATAGGATAAGTCTAAGGAAAACTCCGTGAAAAAATTAGATAGAAAAGAGCTTAAAAATAAGCGTCAAGCCAAGACCGATGTTTATGTCGATGTGAAGCCAAAGGCGAATACATCTATATTAAATAATGGCATTCTCAGCCCAACTGTGGGTATTGTAGAGAACAAAGTAAACGCTCTTTTTGAGAAGCGTTTAGCCAAGAAGAAATATTGCGGTGCAATGACCGCGATGGAAAGTGTTTCATTACACAGAAAAGCAAAACAGTCTGGAATCCCTTATCAAACCCTGGAAGAAGTATTCTACCGTGGTGTTGATGCTTGGGATCAAAATGATTCGAAGACTCCACAACAGTTTGCATTTGATCGCGTAAATTCATTCATTGGTGGTGGAAAGGCATTCCACCAGGATGATGCAGATCTGCAAGAATCGGCTATGCTTTCTGAATCCTATGCTCCAACTGCACAGCAACTTGGCATTGCTTTTGAAGCGGGGTTTGCGCACCACCCAAGCGTTGTCGAAGAAATGAAAGAACGCAAAGAAAAAGAAGAAGAAGAAAAAGAAAATGGTGATCTGAGTTTTGAAGATGTTGCCAACCTTGTTAAGATTTTGAAGAAGGTCGGTAAGTCGAAATGAAGAAGCTGTACGAAGTCCTTGATGTAGAGGGCATTACTAAGTCTGACAAGATGGGTGCTGAGAAAGATCTTGGTGTTCCAGTTCCGAAATCAGCTACTCTTTTATCTAAGATGCCAAGCGGTCATTCTATCTACCACAAACAACAAGTTGTAGGTCGTGATATAACAAATCATTATTATGTTCCAGACTCTACTGGTAAAGTATCTGTAAAGATGGAAACCAGTCAAAAATTTGATGTTGATAGAGGCAAATTTGACAAAGGCGAAGAGATCGATAAAGTTGCATCTGACAGTTCAAATCCAGATAGACCAGGTGCACATGAGCTTTACCATCATCTGATCACACATCATGACAAAATGCTTACTTCTTTTGCCCAGTCTCCTGGTGGAAGAAAAGTTTGGAAGAAGCTGAGTGGTATGAAGAACATCAATGTTCACGGGTGGGATACAGAGCAAAATAAACCAGTAAATATTGATATGAAATCTGATGATTATGAACACGAGATTTATGCTTCTCACAAAGACAAAAAAGCTGCCAAAGAAGAAGGCGGTGGTGTGAAGAATAAAGAGTATCAAGGTGTATCTGCCGTTATGAATATGAATGTTGTGGCGCATAGAAAAACAAAACCAAAAACAGCTGTAGAGGGTAGACAATTGAAAACTTTAGGCGATATCCTAAACGAAGCGCAGAAAAAAAAGCATAGAGCTTGTTGCTCTGCTTGCGCAGCTGCTGCTGAAGGTAAAAATCTAGACGAAGAACTTATCATTATGGAAGCCGAATATCACGGCAAAACAGTGACCCTAAATAAACCATTCAGAACTTCTGGTGCTCGTAAGAAGTTTGGTGTCTACACAATGGGACCAAATGGCAATGTTGTCATGGTTCGATTCGGAGATCCAAACTTGTCTATTAAACGAGATAACCCAGAACGTAGAAAAAACTTCAGGGCGCGTCACAAATGTGACACCGACAGAGGTCCAAAATGGAAGGCTCGTTACTGGTCGTGTCACCAGTGGAGAGCTGGCGCAAAAGTAGAGGATTAAAATGGCAGCCGATACATCAGTAGATATCATCGTAAATCAAAAAGCAAGTCTCGAAGTAACATTCAACGTAAAAACTGCGAATGGTACTGTCTTGAATCTAACAAACTATACTGCTGCTGCGAAGTATAAGACGGACTTCCAGACCCCAGATAGTCAAGCATTACCTTTTACTGCTTCTATTGCAAATGCTGTAAATGGTGAGGTTATGATCAGCCTAACCCCAACGCAGACAGCAAATCTGAAAAATGCACGATATGTTTATGACGTTACCATCACAGATGATAATGATTTCAAAACACGAATTGTTGAAGGCTTCTTGAAGGTAAGTGCGGGTGTCACCTAATGGCAAATACCGTAACTACTATCGTCTCTGGTGAGCGCGTCACTGTTGGATCTGTATCTAGCCGACAAGAGATTGAAGTTGGTGATGCTTTATCTAGAGATGAAGTAACAACTACGGTAAACCCTGGTCCGAGAGGTATCCAGGGTGTAACTGGTATTCAAGGTGGAACTGGTGTACAAGGCTCCACTGGTGCTGGTACACAAGGCACGACTGGTACACAAGGTACGACTGGTACACAAGGAACAATAGGCACACAGGGTACAACTGGTGACATAGGAACTCAGGGTACAATAGGTTCTCAGGGAACTACAGGATCACAAGGCAGCATTGGCACTCAAGGTACAATAGGATCGCAAGGCACAACGGGATCGCAAGGCACAACGGGTTCACAAGGCACAATAGGTTCACAAGGCACCATTGGTATTCAGGGTATAACTGGTGATACTGGTTTACAAGGCACAACGGGTTCACAAGGCACTACGGGTACTGGTACGCAAGGTACGCAAGGTGTTACTGGTACAGGAACTCAAGGTGCGCAAGGTGCTATAGGATCACAAGGCGTTCAAGGTGGTACAGGCACACAAGGCACTCAAGGTGTAAATGGCACAACAGGTGCTCAGGGAACCACTGGTGCACAGGGTATAACTGGCGATACTGGTTCACAAGGCGTTCAAGGCACTGATGGTGCGCAGGGCACTACTGGTAATACTGGCTCTCAAGGCGCAACAGGCACTCAGGGCACAACTGGTGCTCAGGGTACAACTGGTACGCAAGGTATTACTGGCACTGGTACACAAGGTACTCAGGGTATTACTGGTACAGGCACTCAAGGTGTACAAGGTATAACAGGTACAGGAACTCAGGGTACAACAGGTGCGCAAGGCGCAACAGGTACTCAAGGTACTAATGGCACTCAAGGTACAACAGGCTCCCAGGGAACCACAGGAAACCAAGGCACAACTGGATCACAAGGTGCAACTGGATCACAGGGCAGCACGGGAACTCAAGGAACAACTGGTGTTCAGGGTTCGACAGGTTCACAGGGCACAACTGGTGCACAAGGTGTTCAAGGTGTACTAGGCTCTCAGGGCACAACTGGTGCTCAAGGAACTACGGGCACTCAAGGTGCTACAGGCGCACAAGGTACAATAGGATCACAGGGCACAACTGGTACTCAAGGTGTTCAGGGTATCACTGGTACGGGTACACAAGGAACTCAAGGAACGCAAGGTGTTATTGGTGCACCTGGCGTTTCAGCCAGTGGTCGTATTTGGTATTTTACTCAAGATAATAGTGATATATCAGGTTATGAATCTTTAGAGCCTGATGTTCCTGATGGTGCACCGCAAGATGATATGAATGTCACCATCACAAGTTCTAGTGGTGATACTATCATTGAAGAATTTGCTACTGCTAGTGGCGATCCAAACATAACTGAAATCCCTGTTGGTGAATATGAATTTAGATTCTGGGCATTTGTATCTGATGCGACAGACACATCTACTCTTAAATTTGACGTTTATAAGAGAAGCACTGGCGGAACAGAAACATTCTTGTTCAGTTCTGGTACACAAGAAATAAATGCTCTGACTTCTACTTTTTCATCTATTCTTGTTGTATCGTCAAGCCCTATAACAATTCTTGCTACAGATAGAATTGTGATAAAAGTTGTTGCAGCTACAACAAGCGCGACAAACAAGACTATACACTTTCTGCATTCTGGTGCTACACCATCGAATATTAGAACTGCTATTACTACTGGTTTTAGTGGTGCTCAAGGTGCTCAGGGTGCTACTGGTTCTACAGGATCACAAGGCACTACAGGCGCACAAGGCGCTACTGGTACGCAGGGTACCAATGGTACGCAGGGTACAACTGGTTCTCAAGGTACATCTGGTACTAACGGCACTCAAGGCGCAACGGGAACACAGGGCACAACAGGTGCTCAAGGTGCCAATGGCACACAAGGCACAACAGGCGCACAGGGAACCACAGGAACACAGGGTGCGATAGGTACACAAGGTACAGATGGTACTCAAGGTACTTCGGGCACTAACGGTACACAAGGCGCAACAGGATCACAAGGTGCGACAGGTACACAAGGTACAACAGGTTCTCAGGGTACCACTGGTGCTCAGGGTGCTACAGGTGCACAGGGAATAACTGGCGACACTGGTTCACAAGGTGCAACTGGTACACAGGGTACAACAGGTTCTCAGGGCACAACAGGCGCACAGGGCGCAACTGGTACTCAGGGTACAACAGGTACTCAAGGTACTAACGGCACTCAAGGTACTACGGGTGCTCAAGGCACTACAGGCGCACAGGGCACAACGGGAACACAGGGCACTAACGGCACTCAAGGAACGACAGGTGCTCAAGGTACTACTGGATCGCAGGGTGCTACGGGTACTCAGGGTGCTACAGGCGCACAAGGTGTTCAGGGTGTTCAAGGTGCTAATGGTGTCCAGGGGGTACTTGGTACACAAGGTACAACAGGCGCACAAGGTGCAATAGGATCACAGGGTACTAACGGGACTCAAGGAACCACTGGTACTCAGGGTGCTACAGGTGCTCAGGGTGTACAGGGTCGCCAGGGCACTACAGGAACAGGTACACAGGGTGCACAGGGAGCAACAGGTGCACAGGGTACAACGGGCACTGGTACACAGGGTGCTACAGGTGCTCAAGGTACGACAGGTACTCAAGGAACCACGGGTACACAGGGCACTACAGGTACACAAGGTACGACAGGCGTTAGTGGTATTGGTGCATCAACAAATACACAAGTTACTTTTAACGACTCTGCTACTGCTAACGGTTCAGCTGGTTTAACGTTTACAAAAACAACAAACGTTCTTGCTATATCGAATACTGTAACAATCGGTGCAAACGTTTCGTTATCAACATCGACTATTTTTGTTGGTAACTCTACTATCAATACATCGATCATAAGCAACCTTGTTAAAGTATCAAACTCAACAGCAACAGCCAACCTATCTCCAAATGCTCTTACTATTGGCACATCTATAGTAAATACTATCAGTATATCAGCTGACCAGTTTTTATCATCAAATAACGGAAACGGAACTAACTATAGAATTGGTGATGATGCTTGGTTAGGTGACGTTAACACTGCGGATACGGTTGGTCTAAAGGGTCAACAAAATGCTAGTTATGGATATATTAAATTTGGTTCGTCAGCATCTTTGCTTGGATATAACGGTACTGATCTAGTCTATGGCGGTATTGCCGTTGGCTATCGTGATATTCCGCAAAGCATTCAAAATACTGCATACACTTTTGTATTAACTGATGCTGGTAAGTCAATAGGAAAATCAAACACAACAGCCTACACCTATACCATACCAGCAAACGGAACAACAGCGTTCCCAGTTGGTACGGCTATTACTGTGTTCAATGCCAACACAACGGGTAATATAACTATATCAATAACGACAGATACCATGTATCTTGCTGGTACAACCACGACTGGTTCTAGAACTCTGGCACCTTGGGGCATCTGCACCTTGTATAAAGCAGCATCAACTATTTGGATCGCATCTGGAGCAGGGTTAACATAATGGGTGCAATGCAACAATCACTAATAGCAACTGCAAAAGCAGCAGCAGCAACTTTAGATACTGTAACTTTTGTTGATGCTGGTGCTTTTTTTGAAAATATAGCTGGTATAACAATCACACCACCACAAAGTTATATCAATAATGATCTTTTGGTTTTAGTTATCACAAGCACAAATCAAACAATAACAACACCAACAGATGGCGGTACCTGGACAGAAGTTAGTAACAGTCCTCAAAGCACGGGTACTGCTGGCGCTTCCCAATCTATTCGTGTAGCGGTGTACACGAAAATAGCATCTGGATCACAGGCAAACGTTGGTGTTACCGATACAGGTGTACTAACAACTGGACAGATGTTTTCTTTTAGGCGAGTAGATCAAACGACACCAGTTGAAGTTACTTCTGGTAGTGTATTGGCTACCGCTGGCACAACTCATACACTACCAGCGGTCACCACGTCAACAAACAACGCAATGATTGCGCATATTTCTGGTATTGGTAGAGACGCGAATTCGTCTTTTAACTACAGCTCTCCAACAAATGCAAACTTAACAAACTTACTGGTTGTGGTATCAAGAACAGTATCAACGGCTAATGGTGGTGGTATAGGTCTTGTTACTGGTACTAAAACAACATCTGGCTCTACTGGAACAACTTCTGTTACTGTTGCTGCATCTTCAAAAGGTGCATTCGTAACTTTAGGTGTGAAACCTAGTGCTGGTTTCGACACTACACTAAGAGTTTTAGGGTGTTTTTCTGGTGTAGCTAATAGTAAATTATGGGGTGAAGGATCAGCAACTTCTTCTTTAACACTTGAATCAAATGGATCAATAACTGTAGTAGGAGAAGCGACTTTAACGGAAGGTCTTAAATGGGTAAATAATCCTGCAACTTCGGTTGGTAATAACTATTGGGTAAAAGCCACAACTATTACTGGAAGTGGTACTGGAACAGTCGGTAGTTGGTTGCAGTTGAATACAGCAAGAACATGGAGCGTATTTACGGATGCTGGCGGGGGTGTAAATAGTTGGACACTAAAAATGGAATTTTCTACGGATTCTGGTGGAAGTACTATCGTAGCAACAAACGAATTAGATTTATTCAGTGGCACTGAATCAGAACCAACAGTAGGTACAGTACTAGGCATTATCCCATAAGGACATACATAATGAGTATAGACAGAATTCCACATCACGATTCTCTGATATTTAAAGAAGAACCTCGCATAAGACTTCTTAGTCAATCTACATTATTGACACCAGAACAATGTGATGAAATATTAAAGATTGATAGTTCTAAGTTTCCGCCAGGAGTTGTGACTTATGATGGGGTGACACATGTAGTCAATGATAATTGGAGAATAGTTAAAGCTGGTTGGGTTCATAGAGAAGGTTATGAGTGGCTGTACACAGCTGTTCGAGTAAAAGCCGCAGAGTTAAATGAAACACATTTTGGTGTTAACATCATAGGAATTTTAGACGATATATCTTTTATGCGCTATGAAGCAGATGAAAGTGGCGGTGAACGCCACGGTAAGTTTTCTTGGCATAGTGACATAGGTTCTGGTTATACTAATATGCGAAAACTAAGCATGATTGTCGGTCTATCCGATCCATCTGAATATGAGGGTGGGGAATTAAAATTGTTTATAAATGGCGAACTTAATGTCGGTAAATTAAAAAAAGGTGAGGTTGTGGTATTCCCGTCTTTTGTTCAGCACTGTGTGACTCCTGTTACAAAAGGAGTAAGGCAGACTCTTGTTGTTTTTGTCAGTGGTCCAAGATATAGATAATGGCTTCTTATCATCACCAGGCAGCTTTTTATTCTGACGTAAAATCTGAATATTTTGATGAATCTAAAAATGATAAAGTGATAACTAAAATAATAGTTCTGTTCACCACAACCAATCTTAAAACACTCGAAAAAGTTAAAACTACACATTACATAGATATACCACCACCGAATGAAAAGTTTATACCATATAAATTAATTGATCATCATGTGTTTAGAAAGTGGGCATCAATGTATGGAAATGCGATACATTATCAAGATGCAAACATTGAGAAATTAAATGATAGTATCAAAGAAAAATAAAGTAGTAATATTTTTAGTGCCAAAAACTGGAACATATACTTTATGTAAAACATTTTACGATAAGGGATTAGATGAATGTGCTCATTCTCATGAGAACTATTCAGCAATTTGTAAAAGACGAGATTTTAGTCAATATACTATGTTTGCGTTCTACCGAGATCCAGTAGAACGAGCAGTATCAATGTTAAGATATATTAAGCGATGGAGAACCCATGACTTCTTTCATGCGTTCTATGGAAACGAAATCAAAATGTCTTCGTTTGGAGATAATCCATATGAAGATTTATCTCCAGAACTAAAAGCATTAAACGATAGCGTCTCTCTTATAGAAGTATTTCGCACGATGACTCATCATAGAAATAACGTGTATCGCAAGCAAGTGCATTGGCTAAACTTCCCAGATATGCAGCTACTAGACTTCAGAAATTATGATGAAGAAGTTCAAAAATTAGCTGAGATATTAGATATAAATATAAGTGAAATTGATATTGGAAATCCTAGTTTGAAAATAGAGCATCTTGATAATCTTACTAAAGATGATATTCAAGAAATAAAAAATTACTATACAGAAGATTATATGTATCTCAAAGAGAGAGGAATAAAATGGCAAGAATAATCAACACAGAAAATGCGTCAGTAAAAAGAGAACTTGTTTCTCCCACCACTATAATTGATTGGGATCCAATTTCAAACTCTGGTACTCTTACATATAAAGTAGAAGAGTTGTTGTTTGTTAATGAAGAATTCGTCAAATCAGTACCCTTCGGTAACTTCACCGTAGCCCTCGACAGCATGGTGAGCAAGGTGTATAATGTGGAAGTGGAGCCAGGTGTGTTTATTGATGTTCCTGGTGGTTTAATTATGCTTGCTTTCAAAAAAGCGTTTGAAGAAGCTTTGGTGGAAAGCAACGCTGGATATCGAGTGGAATAATGACAGTAACATATACCAATTTAAAAATTACATCTAGTGGTGGTGGGGGTGCTAATGTGCTTGAGGCTATGAATCCGATCCCAGAGGACTATAGAGATAACAAATATTGGCAAGTGGCGTAAGCATAAATAGCTACATAAGAGGATAATTATGTTAATTGAAAGTCTAAAATCAGCCCTAGCCGACACCTTTGCATTCTATGTGAAGGCGCAGGGTTTTCATTGGAATGTAGAAGGTGCAGACTTTCATGAGTTTCATGCGTTCTTTGGCGAACTTTACGAAGAGACCCAAGGGGCTGTTGATTTGATAGCAGAATTGATCAGAACTACTGGTGCATATTCTCCAGGTTCTCTTTCACGTTTGAGAGAGCTTACCATAATTGAAGATGAAGACAGAATTATCCCTGTTGCTGAAATGCTGAAAACACTGCTTCTTGACAATGCCAAAGTGATTGGATCTTTAACAATAGCATACAACTATGCAGAGCAAGACAAAAACTTTGCAATTTCAAATGTAATTCAAGATCGTCTGACAGCACATGCAAAACACGCCTGGATGATCTCTTCGTTTTTAAAAGGTAGACAATGAACAATAAGTACGAGTCTTTAGAAACCAGAATCAAAAAAATGATGATTGGTGAAAAGATTGTCAATTATAAGATTGGCGATCAGAATGTTGAGAACGATCCAGACGATCAGATCGTTGTTGGGTCTTTCGTGACAAGAAACTTTGATATGTCACCACCAGCACAGAAGCTTTATTCTGCTCTAGATAAAAGTCTGGATGTTAATGCTGCTGAGAATGCAGCGAGATTTCAAGATCAATTGTTTGCTCTTGAGAAGCAAGTTGTTCTGACCCAGAAAGCAGACGCTTCTGATGCTAAGCAAGCTCAGCTGATGTATGACCGTGCTATGAAATATGCTGATAAGATTGGTCTTGGAAAAGAACACTCTTACCTGGCAAAACATCTTGATTTCATCAAATCAAAAGTAGCAGAACCAACATTTGACACCACATTTGATGGTGTCAATGATAATCGCTTTAAGACACCACCAAAGTCTCTGACTAATCCTGACACTGATCGTGATATTGATAATGTCAAAGGGTACTTAATGTCCAGAAGTCTTAAAGCTCAACGTAAACTAAAAATAATTGACGGGGATTGATATGTCTAAACTAGATATCATAAAAGCGCTTCTTAAAAAAAGAAATATTAAAGAAGGCAAAGGAGATGTTTTAAAAGCTGCGCCTATACCAAAAGGCATTTCTAAGGGTGTTGATGATGCTTTAGAAAAAGCTATTAAAAATCCTATAGATGATCTTTTTCGTTCTATTGGTATTAACCCACCAAAAGCAAGTCAAGCTGAACTTGATGCTGCTGCACAGTGGTTAAAACAAAATGAAAAAGCATTGAATCCAGAACAACTTGCACACTATAAATTTAATCTGGGTAGACAATCAATTTCAGATGACATGAGAAAATTGTTTGCACCACAAGTAAAGCCATCGCCAGCAAAACCAGCTCCAGATCAAAGACCATTTAAAGAGCCAGTTAAACCAGAAGTTAAACCATTTGTTGAACCAAAAACTTACCCACTGGTTGTGCCAAAAACTGATCCACTGGTTAAACCAGAAGTTAAACCAGAAACTAAACCACTGGTTAAACCAGAAGTTAAACCAGAAACTAAACCACTGGTTAAACCAGAAGTTAAACCAGAAACTAAACCACTGGTTGTGCCAAAAACTAATCCACTGGTTAAACCAGAAGTCGTACCACAAACTAAAACACTGCCTGTTCCACAAACTAAAATAGTAGTTGTACCACAAACTTCAACAAAGGTCGTAACACAAACTAAAACAGATATAAAACCACCAGCACCACCAAAAACACCAACAGGAACAAAACCACCACCAGTAGTACCACCAAAAATACCATTTGGTTTTGGTGGTCGTGCTCGTGGTAGAGATTTAAGAACAAACATTACAGGTACTGGTGTTCGTGAGGAATATATTTCGGAAGAAGAAGAAAGATTTAAAAAGTTCAAAGTAATGTATATTATCAATGGTTCCGAGAAGACAAACGTCTATCGTTATAAGGGTAAAGATACCTTCGCCAAAGCACGAGTCATGAGACAGCTTCGTGAGCGTGGTGCTGGAAGCATCCGTTTCATGCAGTATGAATCTGTTGATATCGAAGAAGGCGCAACTTGGTCTCCAGGCGTTGGTTGGATCGGCGGTGCATCCGATGAGGGTGTTGATGAGCGTGGTGATGGTTACAGAGTAAACCCTAAGACTGGCGAAAACGAAAGAGTCTATCCAAACAAACAGTATGGTTATGGCTACAAGGATAACGGTAGAAGAAAAGCTCTACCAAGATCCACAGAGAAGATTTATCACGCTGTTTCTTTTCAGCAAAAAGACGCTGCAAAAGAAGAGGGTATGCGTTGGGATCCAGATGTGAAAAAGTGGTATCACAGCAGCCCAGAAAGATCGGCTAATTCCAAGTTCAAGAAACTGGACGAAGCCTATATGCCAGATGCCACCCGTAAGCCCGTAGTCTATCGCGCCCCACCAAAGCGTGGCGAGGTTGTTGGTAAGATGAAGGTTCGCCTTATCCGCAGACACCAGGACGTTATGCCAGGTGAAAGAACAGCAACATCCGATAACACCAAGCGTCTTCGTAAATTGATCCGCAAGGTTCTGAAGAAGGGTAAACTGAAGAGATAAGAAATGGCAATAAACGCTAAAGTGACTATTATTGGTAAAAACGCACCCGTGCTAAACCCACGAGTTGAACCAGTTCGTGAACAAGTAAAATCGCTTTCTGACTTGAGAAAAAAGGAAGATCCTGTCGTAGAACCACCAAAACAGGTCGTGAAACCTTTAGTGAAGCAGAAAATTATAAATACTGTGTATTCGGATAAACTTGACGTTTCAAAACCGTCTAAATACACAGAACATTTTTTAAAATAGGAGTAATACAACATGGCTCTATGGGGTAACACAGACACCGCTTCGAACTCTTGCATTTTCGCAGCAGCCCAATTCAACAAGACACCAAACACAGGTAATCAGACTGATCTGTTTGGTAACACAACTCTCAACTCTTTTGTCACTGGCATGAAGGTCGGTCAATTTGGCGTAGACTCAACCGAAATTGGGGTTTCCAACGGTGCTGTTGTTAGCTATACCGTTACTAGCCCAGGTTCAGGTTACTCTGCCAACGCAGTCGTTACTGTCACCATTGCTGGTGCTGCTAACGTCACTGTTGCCAACTCGACTGTCAACAACTCTGGTAAGGTTTCGGCTCTGACCATCAACGTAGCCACCACAGGCTTGACCACAAGCCCATCGGTCTCTATCGCTGCGCCAGCTGTTAAGTCGTTTAATGCAAACACCCAGGGTGTTGACGCAGCAGCAGATGCTATTCTGATCTCAACTGCAAACAGCATTTTCCGTGTTGGCGATTATGTCACTTACAGTGTTGCTGCTGGTAATACTGCTCTGTCGCCATTGGCTTCAGGTAGTCAGTATTATATCGTTGCAGCAAACACAACTGCTGTTAAGATATCTTCGACCAAAGGTGGCACTGCTGCTAACTTGGAAATCGTTGTCGCTGATGAAGCTGGTCACAGCCTACGTGGTGAAACCGCAACCGCTGTTGCTGTTGTCAGCGGTCTAAAAGACAAAGTTGCACATACTGGTTGGGTTATCCGTACTGAAGGTACTGGTGGTCGCGCTGGTCGTGTTCAATACGAAGTTCTTGCTACACTGAACGGTCCAACAACTGACGCATCTGACGATACCTACATCAAGGACGCTTAATAAATGAGCGATAGAGCCAAAAAGGTTTCTGAGCTAACTGCGCTTACGGCTCCAGCTGGAGAGGATCTTCTATACATTGTAGATGATCCTTCTGGTACACCAGCCTCAAGAAAGGTAACAGTTTCAAACCTGTTTACCAATTGCAGTTCTAATTTAACATTGTCAAACGCTGCGGTTCTATCGGCTAATACAGTAGTTGTTCGTAGAAAACAAACCCCTGCTAACAGTACAATTACTGTTACGCAGGGTACGTTTTTCTATGATTCAGACTATCTTTATATCGCAACTTCTAATAATGTTCTAAAGAGAGTGTCACTTTCCGCATTCTAAACTATGAAATTTGATAACTTGACTGATAGTAATTTTTTACTTTATGCTGCAAAACATTATGATAATCCGCAGTGTTTTAGTATGGATGAATTTCATCAAGATTTGCTGACATTCAAGTACATAAAAAGATTGTTTAAAAGATATAAGGATTATGACATACTGAAAGAAAAGCTGATCCTAAATCATATTATTTTAATCAGTAATGTGTTTGGACCAGAAGCTACTGCCAGGATGTTGTTTTTGAAGTTTGGTGAATATGATACTATGTTGAAACCTTTTCTTGAATATCTTGGAATGCTACCAGAAGTTGTATACCAGGTTCGAGGAAAGAATATTAAAACAAACGAGATCATTTCAGATCCAGTAATAGAGGCAAACCTAAGCCAAATATGAAGACGTTAAGACAAATAATTAATGAAGAGGGTGTAGCTGCCAATGCTGTTGGGTCTGGTAATATCGCTGGTGTTGGTGTCGGTCCTGATGGTGAACCAGGAGTTCCACCAAGAGCACACAAAAAGCACAAAAGAAAAAACAAAAAAGGACGAAAGCTGATAGGCTTTGGGTACATGAGATGATTCTTGAATATTATAAGCTATATGCACTACAGATCAAAATAATCACTTTCTTCATCCTGATGGGGATAAGTTTTTTTTCGGGATACAAACTGAAATCAACATTTGTTGAGGCTGCTGGATCCAGAGAGCTTAAAGCTCAGGTAGAGGCTCGTAAAGAAGCCGAGAAAAAATATAACGAATTATCTGAAAAGGTTCTTGCGTCTGTTGGTAAGAATGATGTTATTCACACCAAGACAATAGAAAAGCAATACAGAGAAGTTGAGAAGCCAGTCTACGAACTTTGCATTATCCCAGAGTCTGGTATTATTATTCAAAACGATCAAATTGATGGTTTCAACAAACAAATTAGAAATGACTAATATGAAATCATTTAAGATGTTTATTAAAGAAGCATTTGTACCAGGTACATATAGCGATGGTGATAATCATTATAGTATTAATAAATTAGTTCAAGCTGTTTCAAAAAGAAAACCAAATGATACACCAATTCACCAAGTTATAAGTAATAATTCGGATTTAGGTACAAAAGAAGGCAATTTTTCTGATAATTTAAAAAATCCTAGTGATTCTTTTAAAGAAAGAACAATGAGAGCTGATACACAACATCCTGTACTGTTACACCCAGATGGTTGGATAATAGATGGTTCTCATAGAGTAGCAAAACAACATTGGGCTGGTGCTGAAACAATCAAAACACATACTATTAGTCATGATGATCTTGAAAATGCTAAAATAAAAGACCCAGACGAATTAAAGAAATCTAGAGATTTTTAATATGAAAATTTTTTACGCTATTCCAGTCCTTTTAATGCTCAGTGGTGCGTCTTGCCAGACAAAGGTAGACATGCCTGATTATCCAGCCAACACTCTCATTGAGTGTCCTGAAATCCAAAAGCTTGTGGTCGATGCCCAGGCTAATGGTGTCCCTCTAAAGGATTATTATTTGGCTAAAAGTGAATTGAATAAACAGTACGCTGACTGTGCAACGATTCACAACGAGCTTGTTCGCTTCATCAAAGAACAACAAGCTCAAAAGAAATAAAACGCTAAATATATCGATTGATTTACATAAAGATTTTGACTACATTATGATCCACAAACGGGGGTCATATGTTTAAACGCATACGAGAATTACTATTCAACGCATTTACTGGTGCTGATAACAAGTCCCTTGACATTGGTCGTATTCTGTGGACTATAGGTACCTTTTTCTATTTTGGTTTATCCGTGTATGATATTAGCATGGGTGGTAAATTCGTACCTATGGATTGGGCTACTGGTCTTGGTATCGTTCTGGCTGCTGGTGGTGCTGCTCTTGGCATGAAAGCCAATTCTGAGCCTAAACCCAAGCAAGTTGAAGAGGGTGATAAAAAATGAATGTTGATACAGAAATCGCCCTGATCAAAAAAGACCTAGAAAACGGAAACGAGATATTTCAAAGATTAGACAAAGCAATAGACAAATTATCGGACGTACTAACAGCGATGCGTGAAGTTACTGTTCTTCAAGAACAACGCATTTCATTCCTGGAAGATGGGATAGAGGACTTGTATTCAGTTATGGATAACAGAACAAATAAATTGGATGCGGTTAAGTCTGAACTAAAACAAGAGTTTGATGATCGTTTTGATAAGATAGATCAGAAACTTGATGGTATGTCCAAGAAAGTCTGGATGATTATGGGTGCTGCAACCGTTATTGGGTATCTGCTTGGGGTTGCTGATATATTTAAAATATTGGGTTTTGGGGCTTGACAAAGCCCAAAATCCTGGTATAATTGGGGTGTTCTCATTCTGATTAATATATTATGCTTTGGCTTGACGTTAAATACGCTAACATGCTTTCATTCGCGTTACCGCGATTCAAGGTAACCAAACAGAAACCATACACCGCAATATTCCGTTGTCCTTTGTGCGGTGACTCCCAAAAGAAGAAAACGAAGACTAGAGGTTATCTACTCCAGAAAGAAGATAGCCTGTTCTTCTATTGCCATAACTGCAATCAATCCATGCGATTCAGTCGGTTCATTCAAACGGTTGAGCCTGGTCTGCATGGGCAGTACATGACTGAACGCTTCATGGAAAAGCAGCAACTAGAACCACTAAAGAAGAATCTTGAAACCGCAGTGTTCGAGAAGCCTAAGTTCGTCACGGAAGGTCCGATGAGCAAGCTGAAAAAGATCTCTCAGCTTGAATGGGATCACCCTGCGAAACAGTATGTGGTGAACAGGAAGATACCAAACCCCTATCACGCCAAGCTCTTTTATACATCCAAATTCAAAGCGTTTGTCAATTATCTCGTTCCAGGGAAGTACCCAGTTATTGAGAATGATGAGCCACGTTTGATTATACCATTTATTGATAAGAACAACAAGGTGTTTGGTTTCCAAGGTCGTTCCTTCGCAAAAGACGGTGTGCGTTACATTACAATTATTCTCGATCCATCTCACCCGAAAGTGTTTAACTACGACACGGTGGATGTGGATAATCCTGTGTATATCTTTGAAGGTCCGATTGATGCGATGTTCATTTCCAACTCGTTGGCTATGGCTGGTTCTGATGGAAACATCGATCTGCTAAATATCAAACCTGGCAATGTTGTTATGGTTTATGACAACGAGCCACGCAACAAAGAGATCATGAAGAAGGTTGAAAAATCCATCGATATGGGTTATAATGTGGTAATCTGGGATTCATCTTTGGAATACAAAGATATTAATGATATGGTCCTTGGCGGTATAGAACCTTACCAAATCAAGCAAATGATTAAGGACTGTACTTATTCAGGTTTACAAGCAAAATTAATGTTAAATAATTGGAAGAGGTGTTAATGGAAATCAAGGCATTTAGATTGATCACTGGCGAAGATATCATCGCTGAAGTCGTTGGAAACAAAGGAGATTGGTGGGACTTGAAGAACCCTGTACAGCTGGCAATGCTGCCTAGCAAAGCAGACCCAACCAAAAATACATTTGGGTTTGTTCCTTACCCATCCTATACCGAAGTAAAAGAAATCCGCTTCAATGATCAACACATCATCTTTGTGATTGATCCAGCCGAAGAGTTTAAGGCTCAATATGATCGTATCTTTGGTGCTGGTATCATCATGCCTTCATCAAAGGTTATTTCATAATGGTAGGCAAAGGAAACATATCAGCAACAATTATTGCGGATTCGATCTCGCCAGATGATGTTCGTATAACTACATTTGAACTTGAGTACCCGCGATTCATCCATGCTGAATTCATGACGCATCGCCTGTTCTCGCGCAACGCAGCCAGTTCCCGTGCCATTCCAGTCAGCAAGATGATTGACTTGGTAGAAAGCAATACAGCCAAACCTATTCACTGGGGCAAGAACCAGCCAGGAATGAGTGCGAAGGAAGAACTAAGCGCAGAAGAAGGAACGATGATTTGGCTTCAGGCTATGAAGTCTGCGGTTGAATATGCCAATCGTTATGCGTTTGCTGGCTATCATAAACAGCTGGTGAATCGCATCCTTGAACCGTTTACTATGATTAAAGTTGTTTGTACTGCTACGGAGTTTGACAATTTCTTCTGGCTACGCAATCATCCTGACGCACAACCAGAGATTCACGAACTGGCTGTTGTGATGTGGGAAGAATACAACAAGAGTCAAATTCAAAATATTGGTGCTAATGAATGGCACGTTCCTTACTACGCTGATGGCAAGTGGTCGTTTGATTCAGAGGATACACTAGAAGACGCGCTGGCTATTTCGTCCAGCTGTTGCGCTCAGGTATCCTACCGCAGACTAGATGACTCGCTTGAGAAGGCTCGCGATATCTTTAATCGTCTGGTAGAATCAAAACCAGTTCATGCTTCACCGTTTGAGCATCAGGCTACACCACTAACATACGGAATGGCTGGTGATGTTCAAGTGAAAGGAACGACTGGGTTTGACAATAAAGGTAATGCTTGGTCAGGTAATTTCCGACAATGGATACAACACCGTCAGTTGATTGAAGACCACACCTGCTGGTCTTACAAAAAGTAACAAGGGAGCTTCGGCTCCCTTTTTACCTAAATAGATTAAGGCAAAGGAGATTGTATGACTACTTGGGTTAAAGATGCATGGAAAAATGAAGCAGGAGAATTCGAAGGTAGATATG